CATCTTCACTAAGTAAGTCTGTGAATGGCATTTTTTTATTTTTTGCATTATCTTCTTTGGCAACTTTGATAAAATAATCATAAACTTGCTGTCTATTTAGATCTGTTTTTAATCTATGCATCCAATGATCAATACCATTTTGATCTTCATTTTCTGCATCAATTAATAATATATTATTATATAAATCAATAATCCAATCTCTGTCATCCTTAATATTTTTAGGTACATATTGAGGGTTTTTCTCTACATAAGAAAAATCAAAATCCCATGTTGAGGGATTCATTGATGAAATTAATTCGTCAAACTTAGCACAAACTGAATCAATAGAGCAAAAATCAATTACAAAGTCTCTAGCTTTTTTACCTAATTTGCTTTTTTTAGATTCAGTCATTTTATAGACTTTTGTTAATTGGTTAGCTATATCTTTTGAATCTGTTGAAGCTTTTATAAATTGTGTTCCAGGCTCTCTATACTCAGTCCAAGATAAGGGTAGCCCCCCACTTTCATTAGACGCATAATCTGATCCGCAAGAATAATCTGTAACGAGAGTTATCAACTCACAGAGTTTAGCTTCTTGAATTGGAATTTCTTGACCTCCAGATGTGAATGGATGACAATAAACATCCATTAAATTATAAATTTCATTTAATTGAGTTTCAGAAACCCCTCTTGAAATTTGTGCTGTTTGTTGAGATTTTTCAGATCCACATAATCTACAATCAATATCTTGACCTGTAAAAGGTTTTACTTCATACTGTTTGCATTTATCGCAAAAATAAGTAGTTAAAATTAAATTAGGATCAATATTTTTCTCTTTTAAAAGTCTAGGAATATCCCAGCCCTCACCCCAATGCGTGTGAAGCAAGAGCTTGCATTGAGATTCTGGATGTTCTTGCAAGAAAATTTTAAAACCTTCAAGCAGGTTAGGGACACTTTTTCTTAATTGATTCCTAAAAACAAAACCAATAATAAAATCATTATCTGATATGTTATTTTTTGATCTTAATTTAAGTTTAGATTGCTCATCTAGTTTAAAAAAGTTAGAGTGATCTAACGGAACAGGCATTAAATGAACATTATTGAAACCTTTTTCGTTTAAAGCGTTTTTAGCAAATGAAGCTTGAACAATTAAATTTTGAGTATTTTTGGCTGCATCTTCATGTTTTTCTAAAAGAGGCAAACTATCAACAGGAGTCCATATAATAGAGTTGATTTTCTTCCACCATTTTTTTGACCACATGCCATCCAATCCCCATATGTCTTCAATGCCTAAGTATATGTCTGGCTTTTCTTGTTTGATTACATCGTCAATCTTATAATGTCCATAACCAGCTTTTCTAGCTTTCTGTTGATCTGCATTAATTTCTTGAATTAACTGAGGCTCAATAGGAAGAGAACCTATAGATTTCCATGGCATAACATTTAAGTCTGGATCATTCCAAGGTCTACCATTTGCAAATTCAATAATTTCATATTTTTTGGTTTTGTATAAATATGTAATTAGATTACGCATATGCTTCCCAAAGCCAGTTTTAGCTCTAGAGTGATTGCTGTGTATTAAAATTTTCTTTTTTTTCTTTTTATTTTTCATTAGAAATCGTAATCTGATGATACGTCTTCTTTTTCTTTTTGCGGCTTATATATTTTAGTCTCACAAACCTTGCGGATTAATGTTTCGCATAATATTTTTATACATTCAGCTTCTCCAGGTTCTAGTGGAATTTTAAAATTCTGATTACCATTTCTTGTGACAGATAAACCAAACGCTGGAACGGTAATTTCTTGATCAAATGGCTGTTTTGTTTGTTGATTAATTTTAGTTACTTTAACTTTTTTATCCCAAGGGGATATTTTTATTTGAGTTTTGTTTTGCTCAAAGGCATGATAAGTATTCCATTCATATCTATTGTTAATGCAATTAATTATCGCACCGCATTCAAACTCATTAAATTTTATTGAAATATTTTTATCTGGATCATTTTTATTTCCAGAAAAAGATCCCAATCTTTTTGAGCTGTCCCAGGAGTGTTGAGCTATGGCGTTTAAAAATAAATTTGGAGTATGGTTACCTCTTGGTTCGCCAATATAAAAACTAAAGGCGAAACCTGTATTATTCTTATTTGGTTTATATATTTGTATGCTCATTATATTTCAATTTTAATATTTTTGTTTTCAAAAGTTTTAGGCATTTTATCTGGATGGAGGGCTCCATTTCTCTCCTTTGAATATTTAGAATAATACTTTTCCCTTACTGGGTCAACTCCTCCATTTTGGGATGCCCTCTCTCTGGATAGATCGGCACTTCTATCTAGAAGATCCCCCATAGTTCCAGCTTGATTAGTTTTTTCAATAAAGCTTTTACTATCCCAGGGATCTACTGAGCCAGTAGAATTTAATTGAAAAGAGCCATACTCTCTATTCCATTTAGTTCCAGATTCATCTATGTATGATTTTTCTTCATTCATACCAAAAACAATATCTTTCAATTCTCCTGTTTCAGGATGTGAAAAAGTATACAGAGGCATTAGAAGAATGTAATTAGAATTTTATCTTCTATACTTAGGGTTGTGAAGTAAGAAAAAATTCCATTTTTTTGTTGGACTGCAGCTAAAAAATCTTTATAGTGACCTTCTGTTGCAGGTATAGCGAATACATGACCCTGCAATTCTTGACCACCGTTAGAGGAGAAAAATTCTTCCAAATTAATAGAATCAGGGTTTTCGTTGATAAAATTTACAGTCATGAGATCAGCGTTAAACCGATCTTTTTTGTAAGCGTTAACTAAATGTGGCCTGCATCCACAGTTTTCATTTTTAAAAAAATTATTTGCAAAACTGCTTGTGTTTGGATATTTTTCACACCACATGTTTTTGTAATCTTCATTATTATGTATTAAGTGCAACACTATTGATAATGAATATGTACTATACCTTGAATCAATTTCTAATTTCATAATGGATATTATTATAGATGACTATAAATTCAACTGTTTTCTCTTTGTTTTTTAAAGGAGACCCAGATCTCCTGAATCATATCTAAAGTAGAATCAAAAAACCAACAGAACGCAGCGGTTGAGAGTGGGTAAAGTATTATAGATAAACAATATTTTTTTAATAAAAAATAATCAAAAAAAGATAGTAGAACACCAGCCCAAAAACCTAAGCATAGAGAGCAAGATAAAAACTCTTGTAGGTGTTTAGATTTAGACTTTAAATATTCTCTTGGAATTTTAAGGATGTAGCTATCCTTTATTATCCAAACTAGACCTAGAGCTGCTAATAAGTTCATCAACATCTTTAGATAATTTTTCTATATCAGCAATACTGATTAAAGCTGTGTCTCCATAGTCATCTTCAATTTTAATAGATTCACCCTCTATTGTTAATTTAGGGCAGCAAGAAGTAGGACCACAAAGAGGGGGGCAAAGAATTACTTCTCTATTCCTCATTTTCGGAGGTTAGTTTTTCTACGGCTCCTTTTATCATTTCAGCTTCTTCATGTTTCATTTTAACACTATTACCAAAGTCATCGGTAATTTGAATTAAACCATCTTCGCTAAAAGAAACGCTTGGGCAACCAGCTTTTCCGCAGCACATGAATACTTTACCATTTTCTTCTCTTAAGAAATAATTATTTTTCATTTGATATAATCTCCAATATTTTGTTTAGTGTGTTTTCGTATGTGAATTTACTTTTTAATTTTAATCCTTCTTTATTGATTTTTCCATATTTTTTTTCAGATTTTTTAAATGCATTTATCATTGTTTCATCTGAAATCTTATTCATATTGCCTTGATTAAAGGCAGTACCTTTATGGAAAAAGGCTTGATCGTATATTTCAACTTGGCTATCAGGCTCTATAAGAATTGAATTTTTTGAATCAGCCCAGTCTTTATGAGATGTATGATTCATAACGATACTCCATTTACCTAAAGCTGTGGAATTAAACGCAGGAATGTTCCAACCTTCAGCTCCACTGAGTCCAGATAAATCTATATCTATTGCATTTAAAAATTCATTCACTTCGGAATTCGTTTTAAGTCTTGGTAAAAAGTTAATATTGCCATATGACTTACCTTCTAATGCTGAAGCAATGAGTTGATTAAGTTGATCATTCTTGAAAAATGGATTTGTTATACAACAAGATAATTGATAATCGTAATTATTGCCATATGTTTTAGCCCAATTTTTAATTATTTGTGCTGTATTTTTTCTGTTTTCAAACTTACCCATCAATCCAAAATGGATTTTATTGGGTAGGAAGTCTTCATCTATTTCGTTAAAATCTTCATCAAATCCTATAGGAACATAATCGACATTATCGCAACCAATATATTTAAATTTATCAGCCGCGTGAGAACTACCAAAGATGCAGTTGTCTTGCATATCTACTATAGATTTTTCTACAGGAGTTGGCTGGTCAGACTCATAAAATGTAAATAAAGTTTGTTTCTTGGATACCCTATTTTCACTACCATTCAAGTGCCATTGAGATAATGTATCGTAATCTTTATTAATTAAGTGAAATCTATTTTCAGCTGAAGATACAATCCAGTCTCTAAAGTCTTTATCAATTTTATCAAAAGACTCAAAGTCTAGTTTATCTGATATAGGAAAGAACGCTGTCTGAATTTCTTTTCTGTAAAGCTCCCTTAATATATTGTAAGAGACATTACCGAAACTTAAAGAATTAATTGCTCCTTTGTAAATAATTTTATCCATGATCAAAAAGGTATGTCATCAATATCTTCCATCTCTTCAGCAGATTCAACTACCTGTTCTTGAGCTTTAATTAATTTTTTATCTGGCTTGGATTGAGATGCACTTGTGGTAGAAGATTGAGAGTTGCTAGAATCATCTCCACCCAAGAAGTGAACTTTGTCAGCTTGGACATATATTTTACTAAACTTTTGACCATTCTTTTCCCAAGAATTAGTTTTAAGTTTTCCCTCAATTGCAACTTTTTTTCCTTTAGTAAGGAACTTTGTGCAATTTTCTGCTTGTCTATTCCAAGCCTCTACATCAATAAATAATGTAGTTTTCTGCTTTTGATTATCTTTATAATAAAATTCATTAACTGCAACACCGAAGAGGCAAACTTTATTGTCTCCTACATCTCTGCATTTTGGATCCTGCGTCAAGTTTCCTATTGCCATATATTTATTCATCTGATATTTCCTTTCTTATTTTGTTTCTAAATTGTTTTAAAGCTGAGTTATGTAAATTAATGCATCCTTGTATACTCATGTTCATAATTGAACTGATAGATTTCCAAGGCATAACTGAATTTTTACTACCTTCAACATATCTTAAATGGAATATTTTGCCAATTCTTTCATCTGAATGATTCTCTGCTTGATTGATAATATTATCAAAAAGCTCATTGTCTATTGAATTTTCAGAATTTTGATATGAAAAATAATTTATTAACTCTTCTTCAACTGGAACTGTCTTCCTGCGTTTATCTCTATTGTATAAATTTAAGCATTTCCATTTTATTTCATTTCCTAGATATGTACTAAATTTTGAACCTTTTTGGGGGTTGTACTTTAATGCAGAATTATATATTTGAAAGTCTTTTTCTTTTATTAATTCTTGCCTTAAGCTATCATTGTGATTTTTTGACATATATCCATTGATCATATTAATGCAAAGACCAGAATGTCTATTTATTAATACTTCAAGACATTTTTCAGCGTTACTGTTATTTTTTATAGACTCAACCAAAAAGTTGTCGTCTTCTAAGTTTAGATTATTCATTTTCCTGTACTCCCGAATCCTTTTGTATCTCGTGATGATTGTGATAATTTATCAACATAGTTTATAGAAAGTTTATTATGTTTGCAAGGAATAAGTTGAGCTATCTTATCTCCTTTTTGATAAATCCTTTGAGGATTTATTGAAGACACTATCCCTTTGGCATTTTTTCCAAGTATATTTTTACCTTCGACTATCTTCATGTCTTCTGGTTGAATGCAGTATTTGAAGCAAACCTTAATATTACCTCTGTAACCAGAATCTATAACCCCAACTGAATTAGCTAGCGTGAGATTTGTTTTTATGATGCTAGATCTAGGGTATAGAAGCATAAAAAAGTCATATTTACCATCAAGAGAAGATGGTTCAATATTTAATTCTGTATCATATTCTATGTGAGATATTGCAGTATAGTAAAGCCCTTGATATATAGAACCTACTACCTTTGGATCGCTTTTACACACAACATCGTAACCTGCATCACCGTCATTTACTGGATTGATTAACTCGGAATTATTTAATATATTTAAAATCATTTAATTAATTTACCGAGTTGTTTAAATTCTTCTGCTAGCGAATGATATCCAATATCATTAAATATTTCATGAGAAGCAAAAAATTCAGCATTAGAAAAATCATTAGGCTTATCATTTTTTAATCTGACCATTACGACAGTAGACATCAATAATTTTTTACCATAATTTTTCATAGCCATAATCACTCCAGATTGTGCAGCTGATTTACAATCATCTCCATCAACCTCAATATCCCAGTTGGCGGAAGAAATAATATAGTTTTTAATTTTCATGATTGCTATCATAGCAAATTTTAATAACTTAGTCAAGATTTAAATTTTATTTTTTTAAGATAGATTTGAAATAAAATACTTCGTATTTTAATAGATTATATATATATAATTAATAATATTAAGAATAGACTATATATACCTTAAGTAATAAATTACCATAGATTATATATAGAAAATAGATTATGTCAACAAAAAAATGCCGAATTTCAGTTTTTAGCTTATTTAGAGATTCAGAGGATTATATCCATGATTGTCTAAATAGATTAGATCAAATGGCTAAAATTACAAATGCCGATTTTGAATATTTTTTTTATGAAAATGATTCTAAAGATCAAACCTCTTCCATTTTAAAAGAATGGATTAAAGATAAAAAGGGAATATGTAAATCAGAAAATGCTAATGAGAAATCCTATGGCTCTACAATGGAACCTTCTAGAGTAATAAAAATGGCAAGAATTAGAAATAAAATGGCAGATTTAGGTAAGCCCGTTGATTCAGATTATACGGTTGTTTTTGATAGTGATGTAAAATTTGATCCAAATATAATTAATGAATATTTTAAATATTTAAATTTAAATTTTTCAATGCTAACCCCAAATGTCAGGCAAAACGTTCCATGCAAAATGGGTTCTAGCGATGATACCTCTTATTACGATAGCTGGAGCCTGGTTGATCATGATAAAAATCAGTGTATGACATGGAGCTCCAATCCTTTCTACAGATCTCAAGATAGAGATTTATTTAAAAATAATAAACCCATTGATGTATTTAGATCTTTTGGTGGTTTTGTTTTTATTAAAAGTGATTATTTTAACAAGGTTGAGTGGTTCTCAAATGGTCAACTTGAGCATTGGTATTTTTGCGACAAATTACGAGAGCTGGCTCCTATATATTTCATACCCTCAATCAAGCCTCAAGTGCAAGTAGAACAATCCTCTTGGCAGCACGAAAAAAAAGTTATAGAATATCAAAACAAAATGCTTGAAAGTAAATGGAATCGGTTTTTATTGAAAACACAAAGTCGTCACATATAATACCTAAATGAACTTATACATGCATCAAACCCAAGGTGGTCAATTCGTATTAATTGATAAAGATTCCATATCCAATAACCTAAAACTGGCAGGTACATGGGAGCCTTGGCTAGTAAACCTTTATAGTAAATTCATTAAAGAAGATTTTATCTGCATAGATGTTGGAGCTAATATAGGATGGCATACCGTCAATATAGCTAGGCTCTGTAAGAGTGGGTTAGTGTATGCGTTTGAGCCCCAGCCAGATATATACAACATTCTTTCATCTAACATACTATTTAATAGCTTAAGCTCAAATGTATTGCAGTTTAGAGAAGCTCTCGGTAAAACAAATGAGATGATGCAATTCAATGCACTTTCTGAATGTGCTGAAAAAAATAGTGATTTAATTAACTGGGGTGGGAGAAAAATAGTTCCAATGGGAAAAGGAGAAGGGTCAATAGAAACAAAAAAACTTGATTCTTTTACCTTTGATACTGTAGATTTTATTAAATTAGATATAGAAGGTTTTGAAATTAATTTTTTAAAAGGTGCAACAAAAACTATTAAAAATAACCTCCCAATTATTTTCTTTGAAAATTATGCTTGGCATGAAGATTGTGTAAATGATCAGCAAGTTATCAAAAAACTAAAATCTTATGGTTATTCTATTTTTCGAATTTTAGTTACAAAGTATAAAGAAGATTGCATTGCTCTTCATCCAGAAAAACACAAACAAGAAATCAAAGATTTAAATAAACAGAAAGAAATACCTTTTTCAGAAGAATGAACTTTACTATTTCATATGCCATAACAGCTTGCAACGAGCATTTAGAGCTTGATAAACTAATTAAGTTTGTAAATAAATACAAGAGATCGGAAGATGAAATTATAGTACAAGTTGATTCTAATTCCGTAACCGAAAAAGTTTTAAATGTAATCAAGAAAAACAAATTAAAAATTAATAAATTTAATTTAAATAATGATTTTGCTTCGTTTAAAAACAATTTAAAAAAAATCTGTAAAGGAGATTACATTTTCCAAATAGACGCTGATGAAATTCCTGCAGAAGAAACTGTATCAAATTTGCATAAATTGATTGAATCCAATTTAGATATAGATTTATTTCTCGTTCCTAGAATTAATATTGTTGAAGGCCTTACTAAAGATCACATAGAACGCTGGAACTGGACTTGCAATGAAAAAGGTTGGATTAACTGGCCTGATTATCAATATAGAATATTTAAAAATAATTTCAATATCAAATGGGAAAACAAAGTTCACGAAAGAATCAAAGGCATTAACTCAGGCTCCCGACTACCATCTACACCAGAGTATGCGTTACTGCATATTAAAAGTATAAAAAAACAAGAAAATCAAAATAAATTTTATGAAACAATTTAAACCAATTTTTATTACTGGATGCGCTAAAACAGGAACTACTTTAGTAAGACGTTTATTTAATGCTTTTAATCTTAAAGTATATAATCTAGACGAAATTGGGCTATCTTATTTTCTTAATTCAGGATATGATGTAGGAAAAAGATCATTTGATTCAATTTTTTCAAATAAATTACCTCAATCTCAAATTGATTCTCAATTAAAATTAATTAAAAATGTTAATATCATAAATGTAACTAGAAATAAAAAAGATGTTCTTAAATCGGATAATGGATTGGTTAAAGAATCTAGATACGATGCATGCATGGATCAAGCAAAAAATTATTCTTCATATATTGACTATGCTATCAAATATGAAAATTTAATCCAATCCCCTGATACTATCCAGAATGAAATTTCAAATAAATTCAATTTAGAAGTTTTACACAAATGGAGTGAGTATCCTTCTTTTGTTAATTTAGAAGAAGAAAAGAAACATACTCACAAGGGAATTTATAAATTAAGACCAATAGGAGAACCCAAGTGAGATGAATAAAATATTAGCAATCATCCCAACTTACAATAGAGAAAAATATTTAGACAAAGCTATACAAAGCATTTTAAATCAAACTTACAAAAATTTTGAGCTAGTTTTAATAGATGATGCATCTACCGATAAATCTTTTGAGATCTGCAAACAATATAATCATCTTGATAATGTTACAGTTTTATCTAATCCTCAAAACATGGGTTGCTATTATACTATAAACCATGCTCTTTATAAGTTTAAAGATGCAGATTGGGATTTCTTCACAGCTCACGGTTCTGATGATACTTCCGACCCTGAAAGATTTAATAAAATCATTCAACCTTTTAGCGATAAAGGATTGATTGGGTTAAAGACTACATACCTTTCTTTTAATGAAAAAGGAGAACCCCAAACACTACAAGAAGATCCAAATAAATATGATATATATGCATCAGAAGGAATTGCTATTTTTCCCCGAAAAACATTTGACTTACTAGGATATTATGATAATACTAGATTTTCTGGAGATACGGAATATTGGACTAGAGCTGAAATCTTATGTCGCTCAAGTAAAGATTACTTCTTAGACCAACACAAAGATATTTTATACAAAAGAGTATATCACGAAGAAAATTTATGCAGAAAGTATGATTTCCATACAACTCGCCCAAAATATTTTAAAAAATTTCATCAAGAAATTAAAGATGTTTTAATTCCTTCTGGTTCTCTACGCAGAGAGTTTAGTTTAAATTAAATAGTAAATTTAATTCACTAACTTTATCAAAATCTACTTTCCCTGCTAGATGGATAAAATAATTTTTCTCTGCAAAATCTTTTAAACTCATAGCGGGATCACTTATTTTATAAATTCCCCACACGGCATTAAATTTATTATCTAAGTAATCCGCAAGATTTTCTTTTTGTATTTCGTATCCTATTGCTGACTGCTCAAAATGAAAGCCTCTGGGGTGATTGATAGACCTTAAGTGGTACTTAAAGTGGATAGACTTCATAAATTTTCCATGCAAATTCGGATTCATCATTATTACTCCGCTATTAATCATCTTGTTTGTTCGAATAGAAAATCCAGCTAAATCATAATAATCTACAGCAGAAGTTTCCCATCCCATTTTTTTTTGCACATTAATTCTCTCGTGTTGCGTTGGCTGAGAGTATTCATCTACTACCATAATTTTATTAGTGTCAGCTATTTCTTTATGTATAGGCGGAGAATTAGGATTAATGAATATATCAGCATCTATAAAAATAACATTATCGTAATCCATAACCCAATCCTGCGAGAACACTAATGCCTTATCAAAAGATATTGTATCTGGATGATTAATTGTTCCATCAGGTCTTTCCTTAACTAACTTAAAATCATAAGAATGTTTTCTTGCATAATTTAATTGGCTCTTGAAGAATAAATTATTATACTCATTAATGTACTTTTCCCCTATCGCCAAGCTAACTAGTAGGTTTTTCATTTAATATACTATAACAAAGTTCCTTAAATTTAAATTTAATATAATTGAATTGTTAATAACTCTTGTAATTATATTCTTGCTATTGTGTATTATTTTTGGTACAATGCAAATTCTTTCTTATTATTTATTGAAAGACTAAACCCTAAATTTTAAAATTAATCGTAATGAACATCAAAATTAAAAAAAGAAACGGCAGATTAGAAGACTTCAATGTAGACAAGATAAATGCGAGCGCTCAAAGAGCTTGTGAAAATATAGATGACGTATCTGCTAGTGAAATTGTTCTTGATGCCCAATTACAACTTTTTGATAAAATTACAACAAAAGAAATTGATCAGGCCTTGATATTATCAGCTAGAGAAAAAATAGAAAAAGAGCCAAATTATTCTTTTGCTGCAGCAGGTTTATTATTAAATAATTTATACAAAGAAGTTTTCAAAGAAGGCGTTGACTCAGATACATTTAGATTACAATATAGAAAATCTTTTATTCAAAATACAAAAAAATTAGTTAAGGAAAACAAAATAGATAAAAGGTTATTAGATTTTGATTTGCCATTACTTTCTGAAGCCCTTAAAATCACGAGAGATAAGAGCTTAAAGTATTTAGGTGTTCAAATTTTATACGATAGATACTTTATCAGACTTGATGGAAAAATTATGGAGACGCCGCAATCTTTCTGGATGCGTGTAGCTATGGGGTTATCTATAAATGAAGTCAATAAAAATGAAAAAGCTATAGAATTTTATGATTTAATTAGCAAACAATTATACACACCATCTACCCCAACTCTTTTTAATAGTGGGACTACCCATTCTCAGTTAAGCTCATGCTATTTAAATACTTTTGACGACTCAATTGATGGTATTTTTGATGGAGCTTGGCAAGAAGCTCGAAAATCTAAATATGCTGGAGGATTAGGTTTTGATGTTACACCATTTCGATCTACAGGTTCACATATAGAAGGTACTAACGGAATTTCTGGCGGCTTAATTCCTTGGCTTAAAATATATAACGATTTATTAGTTGCCGTCAATCAAGGCGGTAAAAGACCAGGTGCTGGATGTGCATATCTAGAACCTTGGCATTTAGACTTTGAAGACTTTTTAAATCTTAGGCGTAATACTGGCGACGATAGACTTCGATGCCATGATATGAATACAGCATCTTGGGTTCCTGATGAATTCATGCGTAGAGTACAAAGTGAAGGTGATTGGTATTTCTTCGACCCTAAAGATACAATGGATGAAGATGGCAAAACGTTACATGATTATTTTGGCAAAGATTTTGATGATCGCTATACAGAATTATGTAATAATGCGAAAGAAGGTCTTATTAAAAATTACAGAGTAGTACCTGCAAAAGATCTTTGGAAAAAAATGTTAAAAGTTTTATTTGAAACATCTCATCCATGGAATACATTTAAAGATGCTTGTAATATACGATATACTAATCAACATGAAGGAGTGGTTCGCAGTAGCAATCTTTGTACAGAGATAACCTTACATACAAAATCGTCAACATATCAAAGCGGACAAAAAACTAAAATAGGAGAAACTGCCGTTTGCAACTTAGGTTCAATTAACTTACTTAATCACCTTAATGAAGATGGATCAGATATAGATTTTATAAAGCTAGAAAAAACTATTCATACAGCTATTAGAATATTAGATAATGTTATTGATATTAATTTCTACCCAACGCAGGAAGCTAGAAATTCAAACTTACAGCATAGACCAATTGGTTTAGGTATGATGGCAATACACAATGTATTGCATAAATTAAATATTCATATAGATAGTGATGAAGCTATAAAATTTAATGATAAATTATTTGAGTTTTATTCCATGCATGCAATTTATGCCAGCTCTTTACTGGCTGCCGAACGCGGAAAATACGAAACTTATAAAGGTTCGTTATGGAGTGAAGGAGTATTTCCAATAGACTCCTACAATAACTTAATGGTTTATCGAGGCAAACAGAAAACTTCTAAACAATCAGGCAAAGGTCAAACTTTCGAAGACTGGAATAAAATTAGGTCTCACGTTAATGAGTTTGGTATGAGGAATTCAAACGTAATGGCTATTGCTCCTACCGCAACAATAGGTTACATTAATGGTGTAGAGCAAAGTATTGAGCCAAACTTTTCTGTTCTTTTTGTGTACGAAAACAAAAGTGGCAATTTTTATATTACTAATGAACATTTCGTAGACGACATGAAAAACTTGGGCTTATGGAATGCTGAGTTGGCTGCATTTGTAAAAAGTATAGATGGAGATCTATCTCTAGCTAACGGCAACATCCCAGAAGATATAAAAGAAAAATACAAAACTGCATTTGATAGAGATATGTTTAAATTAATTGAAAGTAACGCTGTTCGACAAAAATGGATTGATCAAGCTGTTAGTTTTAATTTATATAATAAAACCACATCATTAAAATATTTAAATGATATTTATATGGCATGCTGGGAGCAAGGATTAAAAACCACATACTACCTTAGGAATAGAGCTGCATCAAAAGTAGAAAAATCTACTGGAGATTCCAATTCTGACACACAGCCTTCTGCTTGCAGTATTGAAGCCATGAAAAATGGAGAGATTTGTGAATCTTGTCAATAATGAGGGTTTCTTCTGTAGCTTTAGTTCATGGAAATTCAGTTTTGCTTGCTAAAAGATGTGAATTATGGAACGATCAACCAATTCCATTTGGGGGTTACTGGTCAACATTTTCTGGATCTATCGAGAAAAATGAAAGCCCAATGCATTGTGCGATTCGAGAGTTAGAAGAAGAATCTCAATTAAAATTTAATATAGAAGATTTAAAATTTGTCAAAATTATTTACGAAAAAGATGTTACAATTCATTTTTATGTGATAGAATTAGAAGATATTGTTTTCCCTATTTTAAACGCAGAACATACAGAATATGGATGGTTTTTCATAGATGATTTAGATGGATTTATTGGAGACATTGACAAAAGTTACGTTGAATGTATAAAAAAATACAAAAGAAATAGATTTATGCCTTAAATAATGTGTATAATGCTTTGTTATGGAATTAGATTTTACCGACCAAATTATTGCAAGAATTATTAAAGAAGTAGGTTATGAAGAAATTATAACCGAAGAAGCTTGGGCTGAAGAAAAAAATAAAGGCAAGAGCTTAAATAAACCTTTTAGGACTCCAGGTGGCCCCAAAAAGTTTTCGGTTTATGTTAAAAACGAAAAAGGTAATGTTGTTAAAGTCAACTTCGGAGATCCAAACATGGAAATTAAAAGAGATGATCCTGCTCGTCGTAAATCCTTTAGAGCTAGACATAATTGCGATAATCCAGGACCAAAAACTAAAGCTAAATATTGGTCTTGCAAAATGTGGTCAAAGAAAAGTGTAACTAAAGTCACAAAGGGCGAAGAAGAAGCTGAAGATGAAATGGTAGAATTTTTAGATGAGTCTGAAGCTAAAAAAGGTTTATGGGAAAACATAAGAGACAAAAAGAAAAGAGAAGGTAAAAATTATAAACCAGCAAAACCTGGAGATAAAGATAGGCCAGACCCTAAAGCTTGGAAAAAAGCCCAAGAACCCAAGAAAAAATCTAAAGCCCTTTCCAAAGAAGATTTTAAGCCTCACGCTATGTACGACAAGAATGGTAAAAAATATATGGCTAATTCTTATGAAGATCATTTAAAAATGAAAAAACTTGGTTACACACATGAATCAGAAAGTAATCAAAATTCCCCACAGGCATATGCTGGAGATTATCTTGAAAAAGCATTTATGAACCATTGTGCTTCTTATGATAAAGATTTAGTGAATACTGCTGGAATGGATAAGGATAAAACTTATGCTACTTGTGCAATGCAGTACAAGAAAATGAAAGCTACATTATATTCTTCAGCAGAAAACGGCTTAACAGAAAGTCAAAAAAAGTTACCCAAGCCAATTCAAGACGCTATTCTCAAGAAGAAAAAATAATGACAAAAACTATTGTTGTCACTGGTGTCACGGGTCAAGACGGCAGTCACATGTGTGACTATTTACTTAATTTTTTAAGCAAGAAAAAAGAATCCTTTAAAATCTATGGAGCGATTAGGCGTCTTAGTGTGACTAATCATGATAATATTTTACATCTAAAAAACGAAAAAAAATTCGAACTTATAGATATGGATTTAAATGATGCTCATAGTATTAGAGATGTCATTATTGATATTCAACCCGACTATTTTATTAATTTTGCAGCCCAATCTTTCGTTGCTGGCAGTTGGAAATATCCAATACAAACTTGGGGTACTGATGCAGATTCTGTACTTCATATTTTGGAATCCATAAGGAGGTTTGCCCCTAATTGTCGATTTTATAATGCGGGCTCCTCGGAAGAATTTGGTGATGTGGAGTACTCCCCACAAGATGAACAACATCCACTAAGACCGCAATCTCCATATGGAGCCGCAAAATGTGCAGCTCGACATATAGTTAGAGTATACAGAGAATCCTACAATCTTTATGCTGTCCAAGGTTGGTTATTTAATCATGAAGGCTCAAGACGTGGTTTGGATTTTGTTACTAGAAAAATTAGTCATGGAATTGCTAGTATTAAAATTGCTATAGAAAACGGGAAAGACATACCAATCTTAAAATTAGGAAACCTTGACGCCCAAAGAGACTGGAGTGATGCAGAAGATTTTATGTCTGGAGTTTGGCTAATGTTGAACCAAAAATCTCCCAAAAACTATGTTTTAGCTAGTGGAGAAATGCATACTGTTAGAGATTTTGTAAAGATGTCCTTAGATAGATCTAAAATTAAATATTTAAACGTTGGATCTAATGAGTCTGAAAAATTTGTAGACGAAAACAATAAAACACTTGTTGAGGTTGATCCTTCTTTTTATAGGCCAGCAGAAGTTCATGAATTGTGTGGTGACTCATCTTTAGCCGAAAAAGAGATTGGTTGGGTGAGGGCTTGCGATTTTAAATCTTTGGTTTACAAAATGTATGACGCAGATTATTTGAAATTAAAAAAATGAAAAAAGTTTTAGTTTGCGGTAGTAATGGAATGGTAGGCTCTTCGGTATTTTTCGCACTATCAAACTCACCTCTATATACACCCATTCCAACATCGCGTTCTGAAGTTAATTTATGTGATATTAGCAGTTTGAATTGTTTTTTAAAAAAGCACAATCCAGATATTGTTATCAATTGTGCGGCAAAAGTTGGCGGTATACTAGCCAATAAAACATATCCAGCAGATTTTATTAGAGATAATCTTTTCATTAATATTAATTTAATTGAATTGTGCCACCAGCATGATATTTCAAGATTAATCAATTTGGGCAGTTCTTGCATATACCCAAGAGACTCTCTTCAACCATTAAAAGAAGATTACTTATTGACTGGCCCACTTGAAAAAACTAATGAAGCATATGCTTTAGCTAAAATTACTGGCTTAGAAATGTGTAGGCATTACCGCAGTCAATTTGGTCGATATTATCATTCATTAATGCCAACAAATCTTTATGGTTATAATGATAATTATAATTTAAAAAATTCTCATGTTTTACCTGCTTTAATTCGTAAGTTTCATGAAGCTAAAGAGTCCAATCTTGACTCAGTTGAAATATGGGGAACTGGAAAAGCTAGAAGAGAATTTCTACATGCGGATGACTTATCAAATGCTATTTTGTTTTTGTTAGGTATAGAAGATTTACCCGATATAATTAATATCGGAACGGGTTCTGATATTTTTATTTCAGATTTAGCTTTAATTATAAAAGAAGTTGTCGAATTTGAAGGCGACATTCACTATAATTCGGATATGCCTGATGGCACCCCAGTTAAACGTTTAGATGTTAGTTTAATGGATGATTTAAAATGGAAGCCTAAAATATCACTAAGAAAAGGCATCAAGGATACATATAATGATTTCGTTTACAGGCTTCAAAATAAAACTTTAAGATCATAATATTAAAATAAAAAGTAGATAATTTGATTTATTAATACAATATAAGTTATTGATAATCATTTAATAGTCTCTCAATTCAACAAGCAACGCTTTGAGCCTAAGGCTCAGAACGTTCTAGATCTATACAAAGGCGATAATTGCTGGATGGATAAAAGATGTAAACTATTCGAGCAATACTTTCTTCCATCTTTATTCAATCAGAGCGATAAAGATTTTCATGTTTTTCTTTTGTGCGATTCTAGTACTCCCAAAAAATATAAAGAAAAATTTTTAGATTTAGAGTCTAAATATTATTTTTTAAACTTTATATATAATAAAGAAAACCTGCCTGATAAATCTACCTTAAATTTAATTATTGATAGATATAAATTTAAACGAAAAAATAATAGTAATATTTTATTAGTTAGTAGAGCGGATAATGACGACATGGTTGGTAGAGACTATAATCTTTTAGTTAAAGAGCTATTAGGTACTAGGGATTGGATAACTTTTTCTGAAGGGATTTGTATTAACCATTCAAATCATAATCACACAACCTATTTTAGGTTTCCTAAAGGTCCTTTCGTTAGTAGAAAATCTACACTAGACGACCCCCAAACTCCATACGGGATTATACATCACGACGTTCCTTCTGAATCAATAAAAACAAATATTCCTATTTGGGCTCAAGTTGTACATGGTGATAATCTAGATAATCAAATGCGAGGGCCTATTGTGCAAGTCGATAAAAACTTTTTATTTAAAAACTTTGGGTTAGCATAAAAATCATCTCATAAAAATTACATGTTTAAGTGTAAATTATTTTAATGAGAAAAAAAACTATCCAAAAATATGTTGAAGAAGCTCCAGAAATTCCTACTAACACATGCCCTTATATAGATTTCATTCAAGAAATACTAAAGGAAGCTAGAGATGAAACTACTTCTACATTTGTAGATCAAAAGCTAATACTAGCAGACTCTATGCTTGAATATGTAAGGCAGTCCAATGAATCATTACGCCAAAGTTCTCATTATTGGTATAATAAATTCAAGTACATGTATAAAAAGTAGAAATTATTGCTTTATAGTATAGCATATTTATGCTATGCCACAAGACAAAGGTTTAGGAATTACATGTTGTTATTTTAATCCGTGTGGATATAAAAGCAAATTCAAGAATTTTCTTAAGTTTTATTCTCATCTACGTTCTCAAACTACCAACATACAAATTGTTGAGCTTTTGAGGCATGATAATTATTTATCGCTGCCCGATCACTTCAATACATTTAAGGTTAGAGCTAAAGGTTGCTTGTGGCGTAAAGAAAATTTACTTAATATTGGAATTGATATTTTATTATGCGAGGGCTATGAGAATATAGCTTGGCTTGATTCAGATATAATTTTCAGCGATACAGATTGGCCAAAAAAAACAATCATGCATTTACAATCTAATAATTTATGTCAATTATTTTCTAGCTCTGATAGTTATTTCTCTACAGTTAATCCTATTTCAAAATTGGGCTGTGTATATTATTGGTTAAATGCTGGAAATATACTTCCTATTAATGAGTCTTACTCAATGGGTTATGGTTGGGCTGCTAGATCAGAAGTGCTATACGATTGTAATTTATACGATACCTCTATCATTGGAGGTGGAGATAGTTTATTGTGGCTTGGCTCTTTTAACGGTATGTATGATATTAATTTATTAATGCGTCATCACCCAGTTAAGTTATTAAGTACAGACAGCCATTATGTTAACTTCTTAAATTGGTCAAGTAAGTGGGGTAAATTAATTGACGGTAAGATTTCTTACGTTAACCAACTTGCAACATCTTTAGATCACGGATCTATACGAAATAGAAATTACTCTAACAGATATAAATATTTACATAAAAGTTCATTTAATCCAAATAAAGATCTATACTATAATGATCTTGGTGTTTTAGAATCTAGAAACTCAATGTTAGATAAGTATGTTTTTCTTTACCTAAAATCTAGAAACGAAGATAATAAATCTTGGTTTTCTAATTGGTTTTTAAATCAATAATCAGGAACGCACGTAGCTGACGAGTCTCCTCGCATAATTAATTTATTGAATTTACTTAGTCCTCTACCTATCCTGATAGCATTTAATACATTTTTTAAAAATGATTTAAATATATTATTTAATATACTTAACAGAACTAGATTTCTTAATATTACTTTATAAAATTTTAACTGTAAAGTTACTATCATGTAAAATATATTACACATGAATTTGTATTGTTTCTACTCAAAATCTCATAAATTACTATTTGAGAAATACTTTTATCCTAGTGCTAATTCTGAGTTTAATATTATAGAAAAAAAATCAAAACAAGTATGTAAAACGGGTCTTTTTGCAGATGCAGGTTGGATTGAGACTCAAACAAAAAAAGTTCAATGGTGGATTTCCGCGATGAAAGAGAATTTAGGTAAGATTATAGTTTGTTCAGATGTAGATGTCCAATTCTTTGAAGGCAGTAAAAGCATTCTACTTTCAGAAATTAAAGGTTATGACATAGCTTTTCAAAAAAATTCAGATGATAAACCTGATATCTGTTCTGGTTTTTTTGTCTGCAGATGCTCTCTTGATCTAATTAAGTTTATGGAATTAGTTCTAATAAACCTAAAAAACAAAAAATCTGGCAGTGGAGAACAAGTAGAAATTAATAATTTATTATTAAGTGAATCAAAAATCAATTTTAAATGGAAATACTTAGACAGAAAACATTTTTGGAATCCAGGATTTAAATATGAATCTATCAACAACTTAACTATACCTAAAGAAATTATCTTGCATCACGCAAATTGGTGTATAGGTATTCAAAACAAAATAAAACAATTAGATTTTGTAAAAAATAAAACCGCTTCCTTAAAACTCAATAAATACAAAACCAAAAATCCCAAAATCCTAATATGCACATCTTCTCTTTTGCGTAATTTTGAATTTGCATCAATATCTTTAATTACCAGAATAATTAAAAGTTTACCAAACAAACCTGACTTTATTGGTCATTTCCCTTCTGCAAGTAAAACTTACAAAAATATTATTACATTAAAGTCTTTAGAGAGCTATTGTAATGAATTCACTGTTAAGTTTGAATCGGACCCAGATGTCTCTGAATTTCTTAAGTTTGATATTAATATGGCATTTCAAATCAATGGGGTTAAAGGTAATTTGCTTCAATGGAGTTCTATGAAATCTTGCTTAAATATAATGCAAGAAAAATCACTAAATCAAAACTATGACTATGATTGGGTTATTTGGTGTCGCCCAGATTTGTACTATTTCAATTCATTAGATAATATTAATTTATTAGATAATAATAATTACTATTCGGCAAGTCATGACAACCATCTCAATGGACTCAATGATAGGTTTTTTATATCCAACTTTAGTAACGCCTGCAAAAGAATGTCTATATATGACTACTTTACTCAAGAATGGTATCAAGATTTTCACAATGATCAAAATCATTTAACATGGAGTAGTTATTATAATAAATATGTATGGAATCCAGAAATAGTATTAAAAGATTATTTAAATAAAATTAATTTAAATTTATCTAAACTTAATTTATGTTTTGGCAAACTAAGGGATGATTTCTTTGCAACAACTCCACACTGGAATATTTACCAAAACGAACATGATACAATTAATTATGAAGTTTTAAATAAAATAAAACAAATGAATATTTCTACTCCTAATGATAGGCAATATTTAAATACTGTTAACATTCTTGAAGACTCCTCTCTACTTTATAGATTTAACAAATCAGAACCCTTAGAAAGTAAAGTTTATCATCAACCAAGTCACTCAAACATACTTCATTGGCTTTCTAAAAAAATTAATCGTTTATGAAATTGTCAGATTATATCAACGTTAATACAGATTGGAAAGATTCTATCTCCAAACTGCCCCAGTCAGAACTGGGGGTTAAGTTTTCCACACAGCCAATCAGCATAGATAACAATTCTAATATTGATTTTAATAATTATATTAATAAAGTAAAATCATATAAACACGACGACCCATTTGTTGCTTTAGTTAGTGATATTGAAATACACTCACATAATCAATCTGGTTCTATTTCTGCGATTAAAGATAAAATTAAATTTGAAGACATTTCAACTTCATACCAATTCGACTTACCAGTGAGTTCGACATCAACTTACAATGACTTATGCGTGCTTTTGTCTTTAGATTCTGGTTTTAATTATTTTCATTGGTTATGTCAAATACTACCAAGAATTAAGCTCTTGCAAGACTTTAATTTAAACTGGAGAGATATTTCTAATATTTTGATTCCTAAAATTACTGGCAACTTTGTAAGAGAGAGTTTAGATAAATTGCGAGTACCTCTTTCTAAATGCATGCAGCAAGAAGAATCTCAAGTATACAAATTTAAAAATTTAATTATTCCCTCCAGACCAAATAGACATATTTATTTAACGAAGTGGTCATTAGATTTTTTAAAGCAGACCTTCCTTAAAAAGAATTATAGACAAAACCTTAAATTATATATACCCAGATATCCTGCAGTAGGTAGGAGTATATTAAATGAGCGAGAACTTTGGAGTATTTTGAAAAACAAAGGCTACAAAAAAATTGACACTAGCCGCATGTCAATATCTCGTCAAGCTAAATTTTTTAACTCTGCATCCCATATTGTTGCTCCGCATGGAGCATCTTTAGCTAACCTAAGTTTTTGTCAGCCAAACACCAAAGTAATTGAAATATTTAATGAAGATTATTTTACAATTCTATATTGGAACATTTGCAATATTTTAAACTTAAAATATGGATACTTAATCTGCAAAAACCATGAGCTAAATGAAATTGAAAATAAACGCAAAAATATTATTGTAGATGTACAAGATTTTAAAAAAATAATGTGTAAAATAGATAATTCTTGACATAATTTATTTTGTGTGCTAAGATAATTGATCTTATATCTAATACATTTCGTTATACAATACTAATATGGACAACAAAACTGGAGAACTTTTAACAAAAAATATCGCTGGAGTAAATAGAATTTTACCCCACAAACATAAATATGCATGGGATTTATTTCTCAAGAGCTGTGCCAACAATTGGATGCCTACAGAAATTAGCATGCAAAACGACATAAAACAATGGAAAAATAATGAAATTACAGAAGATGAAAAGCTACTTGTCAAGCGTTGCTTGGGATTTTTTGCTGGCAGTGAGTCTTTGGTCGGCAACAATCTTTTGCTTAGTGCTTTTAAGTATATTACAGATGCTGAATGCCGTCAATATATTTTGCGTCAAGCCTTTGAAGAAAGCCTTCACAATCTTACAGTAGTTTATATATGTGACAGTTTGGATTTGGATATTGAAGAAGTTTTTGCTGCATATGAAAACATTCCTAGCATTAAAGCTAAAGATGATTTCTTAATGAGTATAACCAACGATATTAGTAGGCAAGATTTCAACCCTCACAATAAAGAGGGCAAACAAGAGATATTGAGAAACTTTTTGACATATTGGATTGTATGTGAAGGTACATTTTTCTTCAGCGGATTCGCAATGCTTCTCGCTCTAGGTAGACAGAATAAATTACAAGGAATATCTGATCAAATTAAGTATACATTAAGGGACGAAAGCTCCCATATTGCATTCGGCACATACCTAATTAATACTTTAATTGAGCAAAATCCAAGTATTTGGACTAAGTCCATACAAAATGAATTCGTAGAACATATCAAAAAAGCAGTAGAACTTGAAATTGAATATGCTCATGATGTACTTCCTACGGGAATATTGGGTTTAAATGCTGAAATGTTTGTTGATTACATGCATTATATTGGTAATAGGAGGCTTGAAGCTATTGGTTTGGACTACAGATTTCCTAGTGATAAAAATCCTTTTCCTTGGTTGGGCGAGGTGGTTGATGTTCAAGCTATGGGTAATTTCTTTGAAAGAAGAGTCAGAGAATACCAACAAAGCGGCTCCCTGGATGATGATTTTTAATTAAATTATCTTTAAAAAAAGTGTAATATATTAGCAACCATAGATTGATTGCTAAAACATTATGTCTTATAAAATATATTACAGCTTTTTACATAAAAATACACACCCTAATCTTGCTGTAAAGTATGAAATTTACAGGCAAGAAGTTTCTGGTTCGGAGAGTGGAGATTACAACCTAATAGACACCATTTCAGCAGACGTACAAGGTGACCCCGTTGCAGTAAGCGGATTCGATCAAGTTAATTATTGCAATGTTAGATATAACTATAAAGCTATAGTTTATGATGATGTTAGATCTCTTGAATCTATTGATGCCATTACTGAAGGTTTAATGTTTCCATGTCCTAGCGTCACTCCAACAATTACACCTAGTTCAACAATAACTCCCACAACAACTCCGTCATCTAGTCCCCCAGCAGCCCCAGCCCCCGATCCAATACCTCTTGTATTTCCCAGTCAAAGTGTGACTCCAACAATAAGTATAACCCCAACAGTAACACCAACTATTACAAATACTCCAACAGTAACACCAACTATTACAAATACTCCAACAGTAACGCCAACTGTCACAAATACTCCAAGCATAACAATTACTCCAACCTCAACATTGTCTTCAAATCTTTATGTTCCACCAGCATTGCAAATTAATGTTTCTTCAATATCTTTCAGTCCTTTTTTACCAATTCGGTTTCATACTAGATTCTCATTAGTTACATATAATTCAGTAACAAATCCAGATGGAAGCCTATCAAGGATAGCTACAACAGAAGATTATAATACTACATATACTCATTTTGCTAATGATCAATTTAATTCTAGTAATGGTTATTACATTAAATGGGTTAACAACAATTGGACTCTCTTTAGTGATTTAAGTAGTACACCTATTTTAGATATTGCTGGCAATTACACCTCTTTTCAAAACCCTTATTTCTTAGCTACTACCCATGACCTTAATGATACTAATGATTATCTTGGTGCATACAGCTGGAGTCACGGCGCACAAGCTTTCGTAAAAGACTCATTACTACCTTCTCCTTGGAGCCAGAGTGCTGCGTATATTAAGCTATATAATAACAAATGGCATTTATATGATTCGTTTAGCCATAATCCAATAACCTATTTAACTATCAATGACACATTGACAAATTTAAATAGTAGCACTACCATACAAATATTAAGTTAATGTGTAATATATAACATCATGTCAGAAGTAATACAAAATACCGAGCCACACGTTAACCCTAACGGCTTCACCATTTCAAAAATTGCTAATGCGGACAAGCAAGCTCAAACATCAAACTCCTTACCAATGTTAAAAGGTGGAGTAATAACTCAAACAGTGATAAAGCAAACATAGAAAAAGTAGTGAAAAAAATATTAAGCATTCCTGAATATTTAAATTCTATTAAAATTGATGAAATTAAATTTCTTAACGATAAGCAGTATAATAGAGAAATTTCCGATTATCTTGAAAAAGGTTTTGAGCTTTTAGTTTTCAGTGAAACTGATAACGACAATGCTTTTACTAAAGATTTATTATCACCAAAAAAAACAAAATTTAAAGATAAAAAATATATAACAGTCAACCATGAAGGTAAAAATAGCGAAAAGTTCGGATTAGAATATAATCAAGAAGAAGGGACATTTTATTCTATGTCTTCTTTAAATTTTTTTGATAAAAATATCGGCGGAGAACTTTGTTTTGATAAGCTTGGTATTGGTGTTTCTAAACCTAGAAACGGCATAGATATACAGGGTTCTTGGTCTGCTCCAGTTCACAGCGTAATTGTAGGCGAAGATGGAGATCCAGTAGTTTCTATTCAGGGTGATACAATTATATCTAAAATACCAGTGACAGTTTTTGGTAATTCTAGCAATTGGGAGTTGAATGGTCATAAACCAACATCTGATGAATTGCCAGATATTACATTAAACCACTGCCCTGATGCAGCTTAATTATGGATTTAATAGATTTATTATACAGCGATGGGGGTCTAGCAAGGTATAGCCCTCCAGTGAATTCTTCTGCATTCAGTCAAGCTTCAGATACATTAACTGACTGTCCAACAATACCCTCCGAAGAGCTAGTAAAAGGAGATAAACAGCATTATGCTGTTGGTGATAATGGTTCTGAAGATTTGGCTCTTGAGAATTATGGAGCGTCTTCTTGTTGCGAAAAAAAACGACCCTTCATGGGGAAACATGGATCAATTGGCCCAAACGGCACATTTCCATATGTAAGCAAATATCCTGAAGTAGACAATTCACTAGATGAAGATGTTAAGGAAGAATGTTTTGGAGTCAATGCAGATACAACCGCCTCTATTGATGAAAACACATATATAACAATAGGAAAAACAGGTGGTCCAGAAAATTGCTCTCCTCTTTGTAATGCGAATGTAAAAGCTCTAGAAATTGTTTCTCCTAATCCCAATTTTGTTAAACTAGAAGGCTCATTTCAGCAGATAGAAGGAAATACCGCATACTTTCATCAAGGCAAAGATATGAGTATTTTAATCACTGCACACGAAGTACAGGTCTGGCCTGGCTTAAACAGGAGAACCCTAAACATTTACCCCTGCACTTCTGATTTTAAACGGTACGAAAATACTCCAACTAATTCTCAGGCTTTTTTTAAAGACATCGCTTATTCTGATGAAAGCTTTACATGCGTAGCAAAAATTTGCTCATTATCTAATAGTCACCACATCTCTCAATTTGCCCATCTAATAGAAAGGCAAGATCCACTACCAACATCATCAAACCTTCCTCCCGTTCCTAATCCTAATAGCACTCCTGCTTTTCCTATCCCTATATCATAAACATGAATCATGGTCTTACAAATTTATCGGAATATGCTGGGAATGCTAAAAAGTATTACTTAGTTAAAGATAACCAGTCTGTCGTAATTGAAAAATTGCCCTGCTTTGATATTAACAAAATGCCTAACATTGACCATGTTTTATTTGCTAAAGATAGTCCTCTTGAAGATGTAAATAAAAACGATTTACTATATCATCATGACATTAATAACGGTTCACTATCTATTCCTAGTCTATCAGTTGGATCAAAATCTAGTTATGGTGTAGATGGTATTTATTTTAATATGCCATTTACTATTCCTGATTGGAAAATAGGTTCAGCAGAAAATCCTAAAAACATTTACCATAAAGATGGTTCAATTACATTGGGTCCACCTTCAACGAAATCTATTACAGATTTCGCTGGAGTATCTGATGGGGTTAATATAGTCATGAAAAGCAATATGCCTGGAGCTGGAGGTATTACATTTCCCAATTGGGATAAATTTTTGGAAGTTGATGACTTTACCGACAATGCTGAACAGCCTTGTTTAAGAAATGACAAAGATATGACCAGCATCAAAGAATGTGATCGCTGCGATGAAAAAGCCTTGAAATGGCGTGTTTATGAAACTGAAAGATTAAATAAATGCGTTACTCATTTTGCTACTCCAGAGAAAGCGAGAGTTTACTATTGTTTAAATGTAGAAATATATCAAAGTAGTAAGACATTAAAATATACAGGTTGGAAATTTAAAGGTAGCTGTTCAAATACAGGCTCTACGGGCAGTGGGTGTAATCGTCCAGTAGAATCTATGGTTATGGATTATCTTAAAAGTTGGCTTATAAATACTTTATCCATAGATCTAACAGATTTAACGATGTCTGGAAATACAATAACATGTACAGGCGAAAGTTGTTATGCCTTTGACTATTTAAGTAGCGGATGTTGGGCATATAATATGGATCATTCATTTTATAATTGGCTATCATCTCCATGTCCAGATTACCTAGATTGTGAGCCAACGATAATTCCTGGTAGAGACATTAATTCACCCTATAACTTAGGTCTAGACATCCTTGAGCACCTTAACCATCAGACCGATCAGCTTGAAACTCGTGGAAGTGGTGACTTAGTTGTTGCAAACTATCCTTCAGACTGCTTTGATTTATTTAATCTCCCTGAGGCAGAGCAAGATTGTTTGGATAGTTGTAAAAATGGAAATAGTTTTAATATAACAAAGCATTGGCGCCTAACAGATACTGGAATGGGTTGTGAAAATGCCTATGGAGCAAAAGTAGATATTTTTGAAGATTGTGGTTGTGGCGGTACCTATAAAACACATACTTTGGGAGCTACAAAAGACGAAAATCAAGCTTGTGGATGGAGAGCTTTAATGAATCGATAATTCTCTTGACTTTATTTGATTCATATGTTATGATACTCTGGTGTCAAAACTAAATAAAAAAGAAATTTTATTAAACTTAATTACACCGCCGAAAGTAATCAAAGGGCCCTACTGGTCTAGGGAATATAAAATATTAAATAAATTAATGGAAAAATTCCCAAGCGAAAAGTTTTGGCAAACTGTCAACTTTAATAATGATTGGGATTCTTTGGTGTTTTTTCAATCAGAATATGGTATGTCCTTATTAAACACTAAGTACAAACAGTTTAATTACAAAATTCCAACAAAATCTAAAATAAAATTGACAAACAAAGTTGGTGAAGATAAAATCATAACCAAAAAACCTAAAACAATAAGACAATTTTTATCATGAGTAAAACATTAGATCAAATAAATAAATTCCTTTTAAACAAAGATAATCAAAAGTATCATTTTAATAATTTTGAGGAAGAAGATTATAAAATATCAAGCGGTAGTCTTAATTTAGATTTAGCTTTAGGCGGTGGCTTACCTTCTGGAGCTCATCGATTTACAGGAGTTAATGAAGGAGGAAAAACTAGCTGTGCATTAACCGTTGCAAAGAACTTTCAAGAGCATTTTGGCGACAACGGAATGGTTGTTGTAGTTAAGTCGGAAGGGCGTCTTAGTAAAGAGATGCTTAAACGCACAGGAGTTAATCTTGATCCTGAAAGATTTTTTGTTTTAGATTGCAATATTTTCGAGAAGGTTTTTGAATTCATTAGGGATTTGGTTTTCAATAATGAAGACAAGAAGAAATACATGTTCATTATTGATAGTGTTGATGCATTATGTCGAATTAATGATGTTGATAAACCGTTTAGTGAAAGTGAACAGGTGGCAGGAGGAGCTCTAGTTACTTCGGTATTTCTAAAAAAGATGGTTTTACCAATTACAAAAATGGGTCACATGATGCTTTTAACATCTCAAGTTAGAGTAGAAGTTGCATCAAACCCCTATGCTGCCAGAGGTGGACCCAAAGTTAAACAGGCAGGTGGAAATGCAATTAAACATTATGCTAATTTTATATTAGAATTTGAAGAGCGTTACACAAATGACATTATGTGGGAAAATCCTTCAGCCTCTAGAATTGAAGATAAAGGTAATCCCATAGGTCATTACTGCAAAATTAGATTCAGAAAAAGTGTTAATGAAAAAACTGGAGCTCAAGTACGCTACCCAATAAAATATGGTAGAGTTAATGGCAATTCAATTTGGATAGAAAAAGAAATTATCGATATGCTTTATCTTTGGGGTTACATAGAAAAGAAAGGGGCTTGGATATCTTTTGATGAAGATTTTGCTAAAGAAATAAAATCAGAGGGGCTAGATTGTCCAGACAAAATACAAGGAGATCATAAATTATTATCACTTATAGAATCTAATGGAAATTTAAAAGAATATTTTTATAATATTATTAATAAGATTTTCGAAGATGAAGAAAAATAAAATATTTATTTCAATTGCCAGCTACAGAGATCCAGAACTCATTCCAACTATTGAAAATTGCATTAAAAATGCAGACAATCCAAGAAATTTAGTATTTGGAATATCAAGAGAGTACTCAAAAGAAGATGGTTTTGATGATCTTTCAAAATATAAAAAAAGAAAAACCTTTAACATTATAGAGACTCCCTATAAAAAAAGTTTAGGAGTTTGTTCAGCGCGAAGTAAGATACAATCTTTTTACGATAAAGAAGAATATTATTTTCAGTTAGACTCTCATCATAGATTTGTTAAAGGTTGGGACACAAAATTAAAAAAAACATTAAAAGATTTAATTAAATCAGGTAGTTCCAAACCTCTATTATCTTCATATTTGCCATCTTATGATCCAGATGAAAAAAATGAAAATCGATTAAATGATGTCTGGAGGACTTATCTTGATAGGTTTATGCCAGAAGGTCCTATTTTTATTTTTCCAGAAAGTATACAAAACTGGTCTCGGTTTGGTCCCGAAAAAGCAAGATTTTTAAGTGGTCATTTTATTTTTACATTAGGATCTTTCTGTGAAGAAGTTCCATATGACCCTAATTTATATTTCCATGGAGAAGAAAGCTCTCTCGCAGTCAGGGCGTTTACATGGGGATATGATCTTTATCACTTGCATCGACCTTGGGTATGGCATCACTACACTCGCAAAGGCAAGTCTAGGCATTGGGATGATGTCGCAAAGTGGAATGACTTAAATAAAAAAAGTTTTCAACGATATCGAAAACTTTTAGGTATGGATGGATTAAGGAGATCTAATTTTAAAAAATATGGTTTAGGCAAAATAAGATCTTTAAAAGATTACGAAAAATATGCTGGGATTAGGTTTAAAGATCGCAATGTTCACCAACATGCTTTTGACAGGAAGCAACCACCTACACCTTTTAAATCTAAAGCTGAATACGAAAAAGGTTTTGTGTCTGAGTTCAAATATTGCATAGATATTCACAAGCCAACATTTACAGAAAAAGATTACGATGTCTGGGTTATGGCGTTTAAAAATTCTTCGGGCGAAGAAATGATTCGCCTAGATGCAAATGAAAATGAAGTATCTAATTTGCTAAACTCTGATCCCAATGACGAATTCGTAAGATTCTGGAGAAAATTTCAGACTTCTGAAATACCTAAATCCTGGCTCGTTTGGCCACACTCAAAATCTAAAGGTTGGATGCCTATTATAGAGGGTGAAGTTCCTTCTCCATGAAAACTATACTAGTTCACTTACCTGCATATAGAGAGCCTGAATTAATCCCCACAATTAAAAGTGCTCTTGATAATGCTGAGCATCCTGATAGAATCCGTTTTGGAATATGTAGGCAATATTGCGAAGATGATGGATTTGATAATCTTGATGACTATAGAGATGACTCTAGATTCAAAATTCATGATATGCCACATACAGAAGCTAAAGGTTTAGCTACCGCAAGAGCAATCATTAATGATGAACTATTAACTGATGAAGATTTTGTCTGCCAGCTCGACTCTCATCATAGATTTGCAAAAAATTGGGATTCAACATTAATTAATTGGCATGAACAATTACAATGTGATGGCTATAATCCAGTAATTGGAGGATATTTACCATATTACAACCCTTTTAACGACCCAGAAGACAGAGTTCAAGAGCCATGGATTTCTGAAGCTGCATGCTTTTACCCCCATAACACTATTTTTATTCGACCAACTGGAGTTAGAGATTGGAAAAAATTAACCAAACCTTATCCCGCTAGGTTTTTAAGTGGTCATTTTGCTTTTGGCAGCAATCAATGGGCACGCGATGTAAAACATGATAAAAATATATTTTTTGCTGGAGAAGAATTAAATTTAACTGTGCGTAGTTTTACTCATGGATATGATTTGTTTCACCCTCATAAAGTAATCATTTGGCATGCAACCATGAGAGAAGAGAGGGCTGGCAAGTTAGTATGGGACGATCAAAGCAAACGTGGAGACGATATGTGGTGGAAAGGAAATGATTCCGCAAGAGCTAGGATTAGGCAATTAATTGGAGTTGAAGATAATGGAATCGATTTGGGTGAATATGGATTAGGTAACAAAAGAACCTTGCGTGATTATGAGAAGTATGCAGGTATACATTTCAAAAAAAAATCTTTTCAAAAATATACTAAAGATAATTATTTTCCACCAAACCCTTATCCATACAAGAACGAAAAAGAATGGGAAGATAGTTTTATGTTTTCCTTTTATCATTTAGTAAATTTAGAGCGTCATGAAATGCCTAAAGACGATTACCAATCTATTTTGGTTGCATTTGATGATGAAAATGGAGAAGGTATATTTTCTAAATCAATAGAGGGAGAGCAATTAAATCAATTTATGAAAAATTCAAAACCAATACATTACGAAGAAATGTTTATGACAGATAAAAAACCAAGCCGCGTAGTTTATTGGGCTAATAGTAAAAAGCGTGGTTGGGCAGAAAGAGTAGAAAGGCAAGTAGAAAGATAAAAACCATGAGCGTGCAAGGCCATTTTACATACCACTCAAAACACGGACATCAAGTTACCACAATGCAAGTCCCTCAAGCAGCTAACGTCTTTAGATCTCTTTTTGATCAAGTTCAATTTAGTAGGGTTATTGAAATTGGATCAGCATTTGGTGGAACCACTTTGATGGTTATTGATGCATTGAATAATGCAGGACAAAACAATTGCGAAGTATGGACATTTGACACTAACCACAAATCTGCTCCGCCAGCAATTCAATCTTATATAGATAAGGGGGAAAAAGTAAAATTTTTTAATGATAATGTTTTTAATACTAAAATACATCCTTGGCAGATATTTGACAGAAATTCAGATCCTGTAAAATTCATACAATCTTCAGGTAAAACACTTGTGTTGTGTGATGGTGGCTGCAAGCGTTTAGAGTTTCCTGTGTTGTCAGAATTCTTAAAACCTGGTGATCACATCATGGCCCACGATTATGCTAAAGACTTAGATTACTTCAACTCTCATATTAAAGATAAAATTTGGAATTGGCATGAAATTAAATTTTCAGATGTAGAACAATCTTTCTCTACATATAACTTAGAGCTTTTTATGGATAATGAATTCAGTTCTGTTGCTTGGTTAAGTTCTCGTAAATTAGCTTAATGTTATTTGCTGGGGACATTTCTACAAGTAAGTCGGAATGGTTCTGGCATTTCAATCAATTATTTTTTGAATTTCTAGAAACAAAAAAAATAAAACTACAATATGTAGAATTCAGTCATAAAAATGCTTCTGGTTATGGTGTTAGAAATATTTTTGGCCACGAAGTAAACTTCAATTTAAATAACCTACTTTTAGCCAACCCAAGCACAGAAAAATGTATATTGTTTACAACTTTTTTTGATCTCAAGCAACTTAAGGGCGGTTTTCAAAATCTTCCAATTGATAAAATTGCAGCTATTTATTCTGGTCACTATGACGAAACAATAATAAAGCGAGACTGGCCCGAAATTATACCTAAAATTAAACCTTGGTATTTTAGACCTTGGCAGAGTAATTCTCTATATAAAGAAAATTGCTATAATCCTAAAAATGACAATATTTATTTCAGAGGTTTAATGATACCTGGAATCCGCAATCTTTTAGATTATTTATCTAAATCACAAATTCAAGGCATTGATATAGAAAGCACCAAGTCTAAAAATTACCAACAAGAACTAACTTCTTCTAGATTAGCTTTTTCTATGTCTGGCATCAGAGATATGTGCAATCGAGATATTGAATATTGGTTAACAGGCATGCCTTTCCTTAGACCTAGGTTTACATCTAAATTATTAATTGATATACCAGATGACACATATATACCTGTAGATTGGGAGCCTAACTACAATGCGTTAACTCCAATTCCACAAAACATTGAATTGTTATCTCAACACATAATTGAGAAATATCAATCAGTCAGAAAAGATTATAATTACCTAAATAAAATTTCTCTAAATGGTTACAATTTTTATAAATCCAATTTTACAATGGATTTAATGATTAAAAATACATTTAATTTACTCTTAAAATCCAATATAATATGAAATATACAGTACTCGGTCCCGATTCTCAAATTTTGCAATTAGCAAGTAAAGAAGGTGTTAAAAATTGCATAGAAATAGGTTGCTTTGAAGGTCAAACATCAAATGCAATCGCTGATAATTTGCCTAGCGATGGAAAGCTTATATGCATTGATCCTTTATTGGATTGTTATTTATCAGAAAATTTAAATGAACAAAATGCTATTGATAATGATGGTCGTTGGAAATATTTTTCAGGTCAATATGATAAATTTATTTATAATACTAAAGCTCATATGGATTCAGGGAAAATAGAATTAGTGCGTAAAACTAGTTCTGATGCTTTTATAGCCTTGGGTCATTTATCTAATACTATAGACTTCTGTTTTATTGATGGAGACCACAGGTGTGAAGCAGTTTACCTTGATGGGGTTGGTTGTTTAAATTTGTGTCGCTCTGGTGGCAAAATATTATTTGACGACTATAACTGGGGTACAGCAGATGACCCAAATACAACTAAGAGAGGTATCGATATGTTTTTGTCTGAATACTCTCAATCAATTAAAGTTATTTCTATTGGTGGTAGGGTTTTGGTGGAAAAAATATGAGGCTTCCCAATAAACCAATGGATATGACTACCCAAGAGGTCGGTTTTATATCTTCCATTCTAAATAAAGACGATACAGTATTAGAGTACGGTTCAGGATCAAGCACATTATACTTTTCTAAATATGTTAAAAATTATTATAGCATTGAGCATGTGAAGGCTTGGCATGACACTGTTTCATCTCAAGTCCAAAGCAACACTAAAATCTTTCATGCCGAATGTTTCTTTTTAGATAATAATATTCATTGTGATTATACCAGTGAAGACCATAAATTAAAATGGCAACCTTATTTCAAAAAAGTTCATGAACTTCCTTGTAGTAAATACAGTAAAATTTTAATTGACGGTAGAGCTAGAGCTTACTGTGCAGTAGAAGTGTTTGGATATTTAGATATTGATGGTTTATTAATGATTCATGACTATACTCATAGACCTAAGTATCATAATATCGTAGAAAGTTTATATAAAAAAATTAATATAGTAGACAGCTTAGCAATCTTTTCAAAAAAATGAATAAAAATTTAACTATAGTCAGCGGTCTCTGGAACATTAATCGCGCTGGGCGCGATTGGTCTAGGTACGAAGAACACTTTGATAAATTTCTTAAAATTCCATGCAATATGGTGCTGTGGATCCCTAAATCTCTGGAGTCTTTCGTTTGGGAGCGTAGATCAAAAGAAAATACTTTTGTTCGCATTTATGAGTTGGAGGACATTAAAAATAGAATGTTTTCTCCATTCTGGAATAAGTGGCAATCAATCAGAAATAGTCCATCATGGCAAAATCAAGCAGGTTGGCTTCCAGAAAGCCCACAATGTAAAAATGAATACTATAACCCTATTGTTATGTCTAAGATGTTTTTCTTACATGACTCCAAGATATGGAACCCGTTTGACACAGATTATTTTTTATGGCTAGATGCAGGAATCACTCAAACTGTTTATGAAAACTACTTTTATGATGAGGAAGTTTTAAATAGGATCGTTGATAATATGGATCCATTTCTATTTTTATCTTATCCCTATGAAGCGGATAAAGAAATTCATGGTTTTGAATTTAACGCAATTAATAAATATGCGCAACAAAAAGTAGATTATGTGTGCAGGGGTGGTTTATTTGGCGGACACAAAGACTTCTTAAGTCAAGCTAATGCTGAGTATTATCACCTGTTAGAGCAAAGCATAAATGAAGGCTTGGCTGGTACTGAAGAGAGTGTTTTTTCAATCATGGCTAAATTATTCCCAGAATACTATAAACGATATGCCTTAGATAGCAATGGATTAATTGTAAAATTTATTGAAGCGATTAAAAATAGATCAGCGAAATTAGAAAGTTTTACTTCTAAGCGTAAAAAATTTACTCCTTTAATTAACGATATATCACATGTTAAAACCAACTTGTATTTTCTTACTTTTAATTACCCAGAACAGCTAGAGGCAACAATTAAATCTTTGCAAAAACATGAAGGGTTCCTGACTCACCCAACACAAAAAATTATTATAGATAACTCTACTAATGAGCAGGCTAGAGAGGGGAATAGAAATATTGCATCTAAATATGGATTTGAGCACATTTCTATGGATCAAAATTTAGGGATTTGCGGGGGCAGACAATTTGCTGCAGAGCATTTTGACGAGAGTGATTCTGATTTTTATTTATTTTTTGAGGATGACATGACAATATCTGATCCTGATGAAGGTGTATGTAGAAATGGATTTAATAAATATATTCCAAACCTTTATAAAAAAATTCATCAAATAATGCTTAAAGAAAAGTTTGATTTTCTAAAGCTTTCATATACAGAAGTTTATATGGATAACAATATTCAGGTCAGTTGGTACAATGTTCCTCAGCAATATAGAACAGACACATGGCCTGATTATGATCAACTACCATCTACAGGTTTAGATCCTAATTGCCCTAGGACAGAATTTAAACACATTGAAGTTCTCGACGGCTTATCATATATTAGTGGAGATATATATTATGCTAATTGGCCTCACATTACCAGTAAAGAAGGTAATAAAAAAATGTTTATAAACACAAAATGGGCTCACCCTTACGAACAAACTTGGATGTCTCACATTTTTCAAGAGACTAAAAAGGGTGAAATAAAACCTGCGGTTCTACTTGCATCTACCGTCACTCACGATAGATTCAAACATTATAAACCAGAAGAAAGAATAGAAGGTTGAAGTTTAAGACTTTAAACGGCTCAACCAGAAAAATTATTGGTGCTCACAAATATATTATCGACTGGGATGGAGATAGTCGCAGTAAGTTTCAAAAACTAGTCAAAGACTTCTTTAAAGATTACTGGCATAGAGATGTCGTGTTTGAAGAGTTTCCTATTGCAGGAACAAGAATGACTTTTGATTTATATAACGCTAATGAAAAAATAGCTATTGAAGTTCAAGGTGATCAGCATACTAGATATGTTCCCTTTTTTCATGGTAATTATAAAAGTAATTATTTAATGCAATTAAAAAGAGATCATCAAAAAAATGATTTTTGTGAATTGAATGAAATTAAGTTGATTGAAATTTTTGAAAAAGATAAAACTAAACTATCAAAATCCTTTTTTAAAAAAATGGATATTCTTTTGTGATTAGTGTAATATATATTGTTTATGGAAAATATTGACCCTTCGAATTTGCCTGAATTTCAAATCCCTCAAGGATTTTTTGAAAAATTATATGAGTTCACTGGAGGTTCTGCAGAATCATCTAAAGGGTTTTTGTTAGTCTATCCAGATCAACATGGCCGACCTGTTGTTTACTCGCGTTCAGGTAGTCAAATTACAGAAATGGGAATCCGCAAATCTATGGAGCAGTACCTTACTGAAATTGAAGAAGTTGATAATTCTTTTGGACAGAACGATTAATATTACTTGACTTTTCTTTTTGTTTGTGCTATCATTTGGAATATTATGTATTCTTTTGATCTTGAAAAACAGCTTTTAGCTGGATTAATTAATCACCCAGATGTGTTTGTCGAGATAGCTCCATTTATTCATGAAGATGATTTTTATAATAAAACGTCTCAAGTAAATAGGACTATTTTTTGCATTATTAAAAATGCAATTGAATCAAGCGAAGCTATTGATTACGTAATGATATCCGAAAGAGCTATTGGTTTAGGAATATCGTTTGAAGACAATATCAATATAGCAGATTATATACAATCGCTATCGCTTAGAAAGACATCCGCAAAAGGAATCGTATCTGTCGCTAAAGATTTAAAAACTTTAAGTTCCAGGCGTAGAATTGCAAGTTGTGCATTAGAAGTTAAAAATGCAATGGAAAAAGCCTCACCCAATGATTCGTTTGAATTATTAAGTGAAAAAGCTGACCGAATTTTTAACAATGGAATGAACATTTTTGATAGTGTTTCTGAAAATCCCGAAAATTTATTTTCTGAAATGGAAGATTGGGCTGAAGATAGGGGGAATAATCCTATCGAGGAGTTTGGCTTAAAATGCCCACATCCTCGATTGCACGACCTTTATGGATCCTTACTTAGGGAAGGTAATATTACAGTTATTACTGCTAGGTCTGGAGTAGGTAAGACGCAATGGTGTTTGGATTTTTGCTTACAGACCTCTAAGTTAAACGGAGGTGTCCCTGTTTTACATTTCGATAATGGAGAGATGAGTAAGGAAGAATTAATGGCTCGTTTATGTTCTTCTATGTCCGATGTTCCTTTGCATTTAATTGAGACTGGAAAATGGAGGCAAGCAGGACAAGATGTAGTTAATAGAGTTAGGTCGGTTTGGCCAAAAATTAAAAAACTCAACCTCTATTATTATGATGTTGCTGGTATGTCTGCTACTGAAATGTCAAACCTAGTTAAGCGTTTTTATTATAGTAAAGTTGGTCGAGGCAATCCCATGATCTTTAACTATGATTACATAAAAACTGCATCAGAAAAATCTGGAAATAAAAATGAGTGGCAGATTGTTGGAGAAATGTTAGAGACTTTTAAAAGAATGGTTAAAAGTGAAATTTTATTTGACGGCAAACCCATGATTGCAATGATGACCAGTGTCCAAAGTAATCGTACTGGAATAACTAATAACCGTAGAACTGAAAATATCATAGAAGATGAAAGTATTGTCTCTTTATCAGATAGAATAACACATATTTGTTCTCATTTATTTATTCTTCGCCCAAAATCCAACGAAGAAATGTTAGACTCTCCAGATTTTGGAACTCACAAACTAACTTGTGTTAAAAATCGACACCTCGGCAAAGACTATGCTAGAGCTATAAATCCAGTTAGAATGCCTGATGAAAGTACATTTCAAAGAAATTGTTTGTTTTTTACTTTTGAAAATTTCAGAATTACAGAGAATGGAGACCTTCAAGATTGGGTGGAAACTCAATTAGCTACAGATAATATCGCATTAAATAATAACCCCAACGAATTACCTGACATTTAATGGATTCCACTAAAATAAAATCAATACTTGAAAGCTTAGGCTACAAGCTTAGCGACAAAGGTTCTTATTGGCAGTGCTCTGCTGTTTACCGTGGTGGTGATAATCAAACTGCGTTGCAGATTTATAAAGATACAGGAGCATGGAAAGATTATGTTAGAGAAACTTCATTCATGCCTTTTAAGAACTTGCTAGCTTTAACGCTAAAAACCAATGATTCTAAAATCTTATCGGAATATCTCAACAAGGAGGAAATATTCTTTTTGTCTGAAAGATCCAATCATAAAGAAGAAAAAATTGAAATGGAAACTATATACCCAAGCTCTTTACTATCTAAACTATTTCCGCATTATAAATTTTATAACGATAGAGGTATCTCTTCCGATATACTTATTCAATTAAACTCTGGCTTAGCTACTAAAGGAGCAATGTATCAGCGTTTTGTTTTTCCAATTTACAATGAGCACTCTCAAATTATAGGTTTTTCTGGCAGGGACATGTCTAATAAACCAGATCGACCCAAGTGGAAACATAAAGGAAGAAAAAGTAATTGGGTTTATCCTGCATATGTTCCAACTGATGAAGGAGTATTTTTTGATGGAGTAGATAGAGATTATGTAATTATAGTTGAAAGTATAGGAGACTGTTTAAATCTAATGCAGAACGGATTTAATAATGTTTTAGTTTCTTTTGGTTTAGATATCTCATCTAAGCTGCTGTGTGCAATTGTTGGATTTGATTTTAAACAAATATACATATCATTTAATAACGATTCAGCCAAATCAGATAATCGCGGAATGGACGCGGCAGTTAAAAATTATTTAAAACTATTAAATTATTATGATAAAGATAACATCAAAATTTGTTTACCTGATAAAAATGATTTTGGAGACATGAATGATTTAGACTTTAAAAAATGGAAACAAAAATTACTATTAATAAAGGATTTAGATCAAACCCCCAAAGTTATATCTTTTGCCAATAAATTGCACAAAAACAAAAAGCTTTCAAAAGTATTAATTAAAAACCTAAAACTTTTAAATGACTAAGCATGCATCAGCATTATCGGCTAGTAGAATTAAAACTCTACAGCAATGCAGTTGGAAATACTGGTGTAATTATGTTTTAAAATTGCCTGACAAATCTAATGATGGCGCTAGTAGAGGTTGGATATGTCACCTTATTTTTGAATTACTTGGAGAAGACAGACATAAAAAACATTATGAAATCATTGATAAAGAAGGTACAATTTTTGCGTCAAAAGCTATTGAAAGGCTTACTTTTTATCATGCAAGAAAGTTAAATGTTGCAGATGAAGAAAATATAAATCTTATAGACAAAATGACTGTTAATGGTCTTAGGTATGATTTCTTCGGAGAAGAGCCAAAAAAACCAGATGAAGCAATTTCTGAAAAATCTTTTGACATAACAATATCCAATGGAGATCTTTCCTACAGAATTAAAGGTTTTATTGATAAGTTATTTTTATATAAAGATAATTCTTATGCATTAATAAGAGATTTTAAAAGTAGCAAGCAAGTATTTAAAGGTAAAGAAGTAACTGATAATTTACAGCACCTCATGTACTCGTTAGCTGTAAAGCATTTGTATCCAGAATTTAAAAGCAGAGAAAGTGAATTTCTTTTCTTAAAGTTTGATCTAAGTAAAGACATGTTCAACCATTACGGCAATGGCGTGTTAAGAATGCAGATGGTTACTGATGATGAATTGTCTGGTTTAGAATATGAACTTTCAGAAATTCAAAGTTATATAGATTCTTTCGATCATGACAAAGCGATTTCTAATTTTGCGGGATCACAATCTTATCCTTCCGACGGAACTTTTGGTGGTCCTCTAGCATGCGGTAAAGATGGTTATAAAATGAGTAGAGGGAGTCCAGTTTTAGATAAAAATGGCGATCCTATACCTGCGTTCATATGCTCTTACAGAAAGCCTTTTTCTTATTATGCCTTAAAAGATGAGTCTGGCAAGGTAATTAAAACTAGTTTTATTGAAGATAAAGAAGAATTAATTAAAGTAAAAAAAGACAATCAAACAATAGAGCTTCTCGAATACGAAGGGTGTCCTTATTGGAAAGTGCCAGAATCAGTAGAGCATAACGACTTATTTTGTTAAAATACTAATTTAGTGTAACATTACTTATGATTTTTGCAATATTAGTAATGTTTTCTGCATTGTCGCTAGCTACAGTTGCTGCGTATTTTAGTATTATAGGCTTAACTACAATTTTCCCTGGAGCTTTTTGGTCTATATTTATCATGGGTTCTACTCTTGAAATAGGTAAACTCGTAACAGCTGTATGGCTTCACAGGAATTGGAAAAAATGCCAAAGAGGTATTAAGTTTTACTTAACCTTCTCTGTGGTTGTCTTATCTCTGATTACTAGCATGGGTATTTTTGGCTTTTTAAGCAAATCTCATATTGAACAAGAGTCTGGCTCTAGCTCAATATCTTCTCAAATATCTATATTAGATAATAAATTAAATGCGATAGACATAAAGAAACAATCTACGCAAAAACAAATTGAATCTATAAACAAACAAAAGCAAGAAGATACAGATTACATCTTAAAGATGAATGAAAGATTAGAGATTTTAGATTCTTTAGTTGCAGAAGTACGAAGTAAAGGTGGATTTTCTGTAAGTAAAAAGATAGCTGAAGTACAAGAGTCTCAACAAAATGAAAGATTATCAATTAATGATAATAAATTAAACTGTCAAAATAGAATTAATTCTTATATAAATAAAATTGAAAATGAATTATTTCCCAAATTAGAAACTCTTGATGAAGAATCTTTAAATATAGTTTTAGATAAAACAAAACTTGAGTCTGAAATTAAAAAACTTGAAGCTGAAATTGGCCCAATTAAATATATAGCAGAGATTGTTTCTGATTTTGGTGGCCCAGATGTAGATTCTTCAGTTGCTGTTCGCATGGTTATCTTGATTCTTATTTTTGTTTTTGACCCTCTTGCCATTCTTTTAGTTGTAGCTTCTTCATCTACATTTAAAGATTTATCTGGCGGTGAATCCAAAGACATTATTGAATTTAGAAATAATTTATTAATAGAGTTAGAAATGCACTTAGCTGACGGAAAGCCAGTTGATTCTTTTATTGATAAATACAAAATATAGCTTGACTTTTGTTTTTGTTTGTGTTATGATGTTTATCATAATACATGACACCATTATTTAAAAGCCATTACTCTATAGGAAAGTCAATTTTAACACTAAATGATCCATCAGAGGTAAAAGAAGATGGCCCAGATAGCGTTTTCTCAATAGCTCAAGATCATTTAGATAAAATAGTTTTAGTTGAAGATTCTTTGATAGGTTTTTTGCAGGCTTTAAAAGTTAGTCAAAATTTAGGGAAGCAGTTAATATTTGGGTTAAGAATATCCTGTTCGCACGAATCTCATAGCAAAGATAAAGGCAATGAGTGCTTGCATAAAATTATAATATTTGCAAAAAACAATCAAGGATGTCAGCTACTCAATAAAATTTACTCTCATGCTTTTTGTCAGACCGAAGGAGTAATTTACATTGAAGATCTTAAAAAGTTTTGGAATGACGAAAACCTTTCTATATCAATACCATTTTACGACTCTTTTATATTCATGAATAGCCTACATTTCTGTAGTTGCATTCCTAATTTTGGGTTTACAGATTTACATTTTTTTATCGAAGATAATTTTTTACCTTTTGACATAGACATTCAAAATAAAGTAATTGCATATTGTGATAAATATGGTCATAGTTATACCAAAGCTAAAACTATATACTATAATTCGAGAAAAGATTTTGAGTCTTATCAAACATATAAATGCGTATGTAGCAAAAAATTCAAACAAAGAACTCTTAATGTACCCAACTTTGATCATTTGGCTAGTCCCGAATTTTGCATGGAAAGTTATCTAGAAAACAAGAATTAATTATGAATAAAAAACAATTATTAAGGATTAAAAAAGCTATGACCTACGAAGGTCATCCAGAACAAAAAAGAAACTTAAAAGAAATTAAAAGACAGTACTCCCAGCTTAGCCATAATCAAAAATCTCAGTTCCTAAAAGAGGTTGAAGAATTTTTTGCTGGTCGCAATAAAAAATGAACGAAAATTTATTAAGATTTAATAAGAATCAAAATTATTTGTTCTTTGATTTCGAGACCTGCTCTTTAAATTTAGGTTCTCTTGACAATAAGCCTTGGCAATTAGGCTATATGGTTATAAATAAAGGTAAAATTGTATCTAAAAAAGATTGCTGGATACATTGGCCTGATTTAAAAATGTCCGACGCAGCAGCAAAAATGACAGGCTGGACAGAAAAATCTTACAAAGAAAAAGCTCAAGATGCAAAATCTATCCTTACTGACTTTGAAAAGTATTTGTATGATGAATCTTATATTAATGTTGGTCACAATATTTTAGGTTTTGATATATATATTCACGGAATATATCGAAGATGTTTAGGTAAAAAACCTGACTACTCTTACATATTTAGATCGATTGATACTCTATGCATGGCAAAAGCAATCAAAAATAATATTGAATACAAAAAAGATGATGATTATTTTAATTGGCAATACAGATTAAATAACATGATTGATAGAAAAACAAAAAAGAAATTAATTGATTTATGTAAAGATTATGATATTAAAATTGATGCTTCTAGATTACATGACGCTATGTATGATATAGAGCAAAATTACGAAGTATTCAAAAAAATGATATGGGAGATAGAAATTTAGTTATGGATTCTTTTTTAGATCAATTTAGTTCATATGATGACTGCGCACCACCTGGGGTCTTACTGCCAGAGATTAAAATAGCTAGCAGTTATTATACAAAGCTAGACATACCAAGTGATTGTTCTAATTATGATTTCTTGAGACGCCTATGTTTTAGTGGAGTAAAATCAAAAGGTATTGACAAGCTCGATAACAAAGAAGATTACTACGAAAGAATTAAATCTGAATTAACTATTTTAAAAGAGCTAGGTTTCATTGATTACATTCTCTTGAATTGGGATATATTAAATTATTGTCATACGAATAATATTCCAACAGGCCCAGGCAGAGGTTCTGCTGCAGGTTCTCTAGTTTTGTTTCTCATTGACGTTACCAAAGTAGATCCAATCAAATATGATTTATTTTTTGAGCGTTTTGTTAGTAAAAGTAGAGCTAGAAAAATAGAGAAAGATGGAGTAACATATCTTGACGGTAGTTTGTTGGCTGACATTGATAATGATATAGCTTATGAGCATAGGCAAAAAGTTATCAATTACATTGAGGAGCAACACCCAGGCAGAACATCTAATATATTAACACTAAACACTTTAAGTGGAAAGCTCTGCGTTAAAGAGTGTGGAAAAATTGTCGGCGAATATTCAGAACAACAAGTCAATGATGTCAGTTCTTTTATTCCAAAGAAGTTTGGAAAAGTTGCTCCACTAAGAGTAGCTAAAGAAGAGAGTGAAAAATTTAAAAAGTGGGTTGAAGAAAATGAAAGAGTCTTTAATGTTGCTCTAAAAATAGAAGGTTTAAATAAGAATACAGGAGTTCACCCTTCTGGAATTGCAATATCTCACCAAGAAATATCCAGCATCTGCCCCATACAAAAAACCAATGATGGTGGTTTTGTTACTGGGTACGACATGAATTGGGTCTCTGAATTGATGGTTAAGTTTGACATCTTAGGCTTACGCACTCTTAGTGTTATTTATGATGTGTGTGACAATTTAGATATTGATGTTTATGATATTGATTTATCTGACAAAAATTTATACAAACCCTTACAGACACTAAAAAATCCTCAAGGATTATTTCAAATTGAAGCTGATACAAACTTTAGGGTTTGTCAAAAAATTAAACCCAGAAACTTAGAGCAGTTAAGTGCGGTTGTAGCTATAGCTAGGCCAGGAGCTCTTGAGTTTTTAGATAATTATGCTGAATATATTGAAACCTCAAACTTCCAAAGCGTACATCCTTTTTTCGATGATGTCTTAGATTATACAGGGGGGATACCCTTATACCAAGAACAGCTTATGAAAATGGCTGTAAAAGTAGGTTTCACATTAGATGAGTCCGAACAACTTAGAAGGATTGTAGGCAAGAAAAAGGTAGACAAAATGGCAGAATGGCAAAGCAAGATAGAAGAAAAAATTGCCGCCAACAATCTACCGCAAGAAGTTGGAGATGTATTATGGAAAGTAGCTGAAGACAGTGCTAATTATTCATTCAATAAATCTCATTCTATATCTTATTCTACTCTTGCCGCGTGGACAACTTATTTAAAATTTAAATATCCCAAAGAATTCTTTTTAAGTTTATTGAGGATGTCTCAATTTGAACCAAATCCCCAAGATGAAATATCTAAAATTAGTAGAGAATTATCTTATTTTGATATAAATTTATTGCAACCAAATTTAATTAAATCTCAATTTGATTTCACTATTGATAAAAATAATATTAGATTTGGATTGAATAGCATTAAAGGGGTCAGCGAAAAATCCCTTCAAGCGTTGACTGAATTTAGAGATTCAGATAATTCTAATAAGTATGATGTTTTTCTTTCTGCCAAGCAAGCAGGGTTAAACATAGGGGTGCTATCTTCATTAATTCAAGCTGGAGCATTAAGTGAAGATTCAACGCTAAGTCGCCCAAGATTAGTGTTAGAAGCTCAAGCATTTAATTTATTAACTGATAGGGAAAAAAGAAATTTTATTTCCCTTGGCTCTAAATACGATTATGATATTTTAGCTTCAATTCATGCTGCCAAAAAAGATGCAATTATTGCTGATGATGGTAGATTGTTAATGAAGGATTCTAGGTTTGAAACTTTTAAGAAAAAGTATGATAAATACAAAAAAATTTATGAGCAAAATGTTAAATACGAAAAGTTTGCAAATTGGTTTTTTGAAAAAAAGCTATTAGGATATAGCTATTCATGCAGATTAAAAGATGTTTTTGAAGATAGTAATGAAATGCTAAGAGATTCCTTATACTATGAATCTATGGACTCTGGTCAAAAAGCTAAGTTTATAGGTGTAGTTGAAGATGGTTTCCGAAAAACTAGTAGTAATGGCAATCAGTATATTAAGATACTTTTAAGTGATGAATTAGGTAATTTTCCTGGGATAATGGTTGATTCACGAAGGGGTTTGACCTGCACTCAATACCTAGAATCTGGCAATTCCGTTCCATCTAAAGATAATATTGTTATTATTGTTGGCAGAAAAGCTGAAGATGTTTTATTTATTGATTCCATGTCGATTGTAGATGAAAAAATTTGCATGAAATTGGCAGATTTAAAATAAGCGTGTAATATAATAATATTATTATGTACCCAAATCTAACTCCTAGATCGCAGGAAATCATATCTTTAGCTAGACAACTAGCACAAAAATTTGAAAACCCTGAAGTAACATTAGACCATGTTTTTTTATCTTTTCTTAAGATAGATACTTTTATACTTCCTTTTATAGAAGATAGAATCAATATTAGTTTTGAACCTATTGAGGGATTAGTGGTAGACACTATTGTGAGTTTACCTACTGTCGGTCATCAAGATAATGTCCCCTTTGGTCCTGATGTTATTTCTTGTTTAGACCTTTGTAATCAATTGTCTAGCAATAAGAGTCATGAATATATCAGCGTTGAGCATGTGTTATATGTCATGCTTTCAGATTTTCATATAGCTGATTATTTTTTGGTTTGCGATTTAGATATTTATGAGATTGAATTGCTCTTGGAAGAAGTTCTTTCTCACGATATAGTTTATAACCCTGCATTAATGAATTCTTACGAAAATGCAGACCAACAAGGACAACCTTCAAATGCTAGCCCCCTTAAAAGTTATAGCGTCGACCTAAATGTTTTAGCTAAACAGGGCGAATTTGATTTTATTTCTGCTAACAGTACTTATATTGACAAAATAGAAGAAACTTTATGTCGCAAAACTAAGTCTTGCGCTCTTTTGGTTGGCGATCCTGGCGTTGGAAAAACCGCTTTGGTTGAACATCTCGCCAAAAGAATAGTTAAATGTGAAACAAATGACTATTTATTGAATAAAAAAATCCTAGCATTGGATTTGTCATCCATGATTGCAGGCACAAAATACAGGGGTCAGTTTGAAGAAAGGCTTAAATCTTTTATTGATGCAACCAAAGCAGATAAAAATATAATTTTATTTATCGATGAAATTCATACGATTGTTGGAGCAGGAAACTCAGAAGGCTCTTTGGATGCAGCAAACATTTTAAAGCCATATATTGCAAGAGGTGAAATTACATGTGTCGGTGCAACTACATATGAAGAATATAAAAAATCTTTCTCTAAAGATCCCGCTTTAAAAAGAAGATTTAATATGATTAAGGTTGATGAGCCAACAAGAGAGGAAGCTATTGAAATTATTTCTAATTTATGTTCAAGTTATTCTGTTTATCACTCAGTTATATATAGTCCAGAATCCATCGTTGAAGCAGTCGATCTTTCAATTAAATATATCAATGACAAAAAGTTGCCCGACAAAGCTATAGATTTGATAGATCAGGCTGGAGCTGCATTAAAGATTAAATTTTATAAAAAGCCAAAAATGGCAAAGCAAATGGAAAAAGCTTTATTAAATGATGACTTACCAAAATCAGTCAAAGATGAAGTATTTGATTCTTATAAAAATCTTGTTTCTAAATGGGGTCAAAAGAAAGCTAGAAATATGGCTACAGTTAAAATTTCAGACATTAGGTCTGTAGTTTCTGAAAACTTGCATCTCCCTATAGAGTCATTAAATGAAACTCATTCTTCTAAATTATTAAAACTTGAATCAAGAATGAATAAAGATGTGATTGGGCAAGAAGATGCTGTTCAAAAAATTGTCAATTCATTGTTTAAAAGTCACTGCGGACTCAAAGATCCGATGCGACCTATTGGAAGTTTTTTATTTTTAGGTAAAACAGGAGTGGGTAAAACTCTTACATCAAAATCTTTAGCTAGACATTATTTTGGGTCAAGTAAAAAATTAATTTACTTTGATATGAGTGAGTTCTCAGAATCTTCTGCGGTTAGTAAATTTTCTGGCTCATCGCCAGGTTATGTTGGTTATGAAAAAGGTGGATTACTAACCGAAAAAGTTAAAAGGGATGGCCATTCAGTTTTATTGTTTGATGAAATTGAAAAAGCTCACCCAATAGTTCTTCAATCTTTATTGCAGATCCTAGAAGAAGGAAGACTTACAGATAATTCTGGAGAAGAAGTTTCTTTTAAAAATACTATTATAATTTTAACAAGTAATTTAGGGGCAGATCTAGTAGATAAAAAATCTTCAGTAGGTTTTCTTCAAAATGAGGATAACAATTCAGATAAGATATTTGAAGAAGCTAAAAAGAAATTAAGTCCAGAGTTAGTTAATAGATTTGATGGTATTGTATTATTTAATAATTTTAAAGAGTCAGAGTTAAAGAAAATTATTACTATTGAATTTAATAATGTTAAATTAAAATTAAAACATAAAGATATTAAATGCACTTTAAATCCCAAGGCTAGAGCGGAAATATTACGCAGAACTCTTGAGCAAAATCTAGGTGGTAGACCCATTAGAAGAATAATCCAAAATGAAGTTGAAGTTGCAATTTCTAAATTTATTATACATAATGACTGCAATGATATTGTAGTTAACTTTAAAGAGGGTAAATTTATTTGCAGTGAAAAAAAATCAGGGAAGAAATAATGTCAATTATGGAAGTGAATTCCTATACTGCAGTTTTGATGCTACAGGATATCATTTTAATGATGGCGTTAAATTTGATGCTGATTGCAAAAATAGAAATACTTCTTGGATAGATTGCTCAGGCAATTTAGTTCGCCAATTACATAGAATACAAGATATTAATTATTCTATCAACTTAGATAGAGAAACTATCAATCAGTTTGGCAGTTTGGGTAGGGTAGACAATGTTATACTTAATTCTCCGTCCGTATCCATAGACTTTGAGTACTGTTTAGCTGACGGCTATAATGAGCAAGTTTTAGGTTTTATTACTGATGGAGAGCATCAAGCAATAGCTAAACATTTATCTCCAGATGGGAGATTTGGTTGCAACTTTTTTATCGCTACTACGGCTGCAGGCCACCAAATAGTTCACTCTAATTTAGAGTCTATGGGTGACGAAGTAAAAGTTATCGGTATTGGAAATGCTTTTTTGAACCAGTATGCTGTAAATGCTGAAATTGGTTCAACTCCAAAAGCTAGAATGAGCTTTGACGCATTTACAATCACTACATATAAAGGAGTTTGCAATAACCCTCTACCAGCTATCGACCCCTCCAGAGATTTACAGGCGTGTGATTTACATTTCAGCATTCCTGATACATATGAAAGTTTTGTTTATGAAAAAGTTAATGGCTTGAATGACATTGTATACCAAGAAGGGGCAGGAGCTTTACGTCCTGGAGATATTAAAATTGCTCTTGATGATGGAGCTTTATTATCTCAACAAACTTTAGACTTAAGTGATTATCACTTAGGGGCAGCTCACATACAAGGATTTAGCATCAACATGCCTATTGGTAATACAAAAATACATAAGATTGGTAGCACTTTTGGTTTTGCTAGAGTACTTAATTTTCCAGCCAACATACAAATTCAAATAACTGCTTTTTTAAATGAATTAAAAGATAATAAAAATTTAGCTAAATTCATCCAATGCCCAACAGAATTAAATAATTTGGTTATATCCATGGAAGATTGCAGAGGAGTTCATGCTTGCGAACGAGAGTTACACCCAAGTACTACCAACATGGCGTACTACTTTAAAGGTGCAATTTTTGATGTTGAATCTTTTGAGTCTAGCATCTCAGCAAACAAAACAGTCAATTTAACTTTCAATGTATCTATTGGTAGTATTGATGATCAAAAAAATGGTATGTTCATCTTAGGTAAAAGTCATTTCCCAGATCAGCCAAAGATATTGAATTGGGGTAATCCTATTTAATTTCTTGACATTTTTGTTTTTTTACTGTATAACAGTATGTAAGTTCTTTGAAAAATTTTTGGGCGTGTACTGGATTCGATTTGAGTTGAATCTATACATTGCAAGTAGGAGTGTGTCTGGCTCCTTAAAAAGGCACAAATTGATACCTGGCAACAAGTCACGTGTTAAAGCCCTCGCTTTTAATAAGCAAGAGCTTGCTCTAGCAGCTTAAGACCTGCTACCTCACAACCTTTGACGCAGATAAAGGGATTGTGGGGTCATCTATCTGCAGACCCAGAATGGTTTACTTATTACCTCAACTGTAAATAATTCAAATAAGTAGTTAGATGTTAATATCACAACTTAAAAAAAAATTAACTAAACTTGTAGATTTGTATTGCTGACAATTTAAAGACGCGGGTTCAACTCCCGCCACGTCCACCATTTTGGAGAGGTGGCTGAGTGGTTTAAGGCGGCGCTTTGCTAAAGCGTTGAAGGAGTAATCCTTCCGCAGGTTCAAATCCTGTCCTCTCCGCCAATTTGTTCTTGACATAATTAATTTATTATGATAATATAATCATATTATGAAAAATCTTCTATTCAAAACCAAAACATACTTAGTTGGTCACATGCAATATCTTAGCGGTAGAGACTGGAGAAAAGATGTAACCGCAAAACTATCTCCTCTATCAATAACATGTTTCAATCCTTATGAAAAACCTTTCATTAAAGATGTTGAAGAAGATGAAGTTTCACGCCAAGAAATGGACACTTGGATGAAAACAAAGCAATACGATAGAGTTACAGAAAGAATGAGAATGGTCAGAGCTTACGACTTAAACTTAGTAGATAGATCTGATTTTATTATTGCTCACTTAGTACCTGATGTTGCTTCTTGGGGAAGTGCGGAAGAAATTGTTACTGCGGTAAGAGAAAAAAAGCCCGTCTTTGTAAGTATGGAGGGCGGCAAGACAAAAACTCCCCTCTGGATGCTTGGCATGCTTCCCCATAAATATATCTATAATTCTGTAGATGAAATAGTTGATATGCTTTATGCTATAGATAATGGTAGCAAAACTATTGATTCAGACAGATGGAGATTACTTCAAAAAAAGTTTAGATAAATATAGAATTAAATAATTAATATTTTACTATCATTAAAATGAGCGAAAACAATCAAACTCCTTCATATATTCAATCCATTTATTACAATTTAGTTAGTAATAGAAATATGCTTGTCTCAGATTTTCAAGCTATCTCCTCAAACCCTTCGGGAGCAGGTTTTTGTGATTCTCTGAAAAACACGCTAAAGCAAATATCAGAATTAGAAGTTCAGATTAATGTGTTGCTAGACATGTATCCAAGTTTAAACTCAGACACTCAAACAGAAGCGTCTAGCCAAAAAAGCTCAACACATGGCGTGATAAGCGGAGAGCCTACAGCTTTACATAAAGACGCTAAAGTAGTATCTAAATTTTCCTAGTATTTATTAAAGCTAAAATTAATTGACTTACTGAAATTTCGTTAAGTATTTTAAAATTAATGTTACAACCCTCACCTATAGTTAAACCTTCTTGATCTTCTTCGTTTGATATAATTTCTTTAACAAAATCATGAGCTCCATATTTTTTAATCCATTCCCAATAAAACGATCTAGTTCCACTTGGGCACTTAATAATATTTTCATTTCTCAAAAAAACCTCACTATACAAAGTTACATCTCTAAAGCAGTGAACTGAACTCGGTGGTTCAGTAAGCTGGCAGTCAAATATAATAACCATAAAACTATATACACTATGTTAGAAGAACAAAATACAAAATCAGATTGGTCTCAACGCGAAATAGGGGCTTTTTGGACTAGAGAAAGTGCAAAAGGCAAATATTTATCTGGCTCTATAGAAATTGATGAGCTTGGAGTTAAAAAGAAAGTGAAGGTAGTCATGTTTCCTAATCGATATAAAGATGCAGACAAGAAGCCAGACTATGTTTTGTATCTCAATAAAGACAAAGAATCTACACCAGCTTCACAAGATCAACCTAAATCAAATACAGAAGATAATTCAAAAAAAGACGAAATACCTGATAGTTTAGTGTAATCATTATCACATGAATGTATTTTATGGATTAATTGGATCATCAGAACTACTTAAAGAAAAAGACCCAGATGGCTCTTATACCTTTTCGGGAATAAGTCAAAAAAACTTTTTAGCTCTTGAAGAAAGTGGTGGTAGAGAATCCGCGTTAGAGGAATTATCTAACAGGATATGCCACAATCTTGATTTAACTGAAAATATTATTGATTTTCTCCCCAAGGTTAATATTCATCATTATAGAATTAGTAGTTCAATTTTTAGCTTAATTTCTGATTTTAGCGACTCATTAAATTTAACTATTGATGATTTGCCATCAAGCTCAAGCATCTTATCTAAGATTAGATCTATTGGAGTAACGGCTAGGCAGCACAATGTTACTTTATCCGTTTACCCTGACTCCACAAATACATTAATTTCTGAAGATGAAGAAGACATTAATCGCACATTTAAAGAGCTAAACTTTCATAGTTGGTTTTTTGAAAATGCTGGATTTCCCTCTAATACATCTAATCCTATAGTTATTAAACCGTATCACACACCAAACTCTGAATCACATGATTCTATTGTTTCTGATTTAAAACTATTTTATAAAAACTTTAAATCACTCAATAAAGAAACTCAAAATCGTATTGTTATACAAAATGAGTCCACAGGTTTTTGGAATTGTGTTAATTTATTTAAATATTTTCATGTTTATTTGCATGAAAAATATGAAGACGGAATGGTTTTAAGTTATTATAATGTAGCTGATCAGCAAAATCCTGGCTCATTTGATGGTTCTGAAACTGTAGATTCTTATGTTAATATAGGAGCATTTCATGAAACTTGGATGGGCGTAGTGCCAGTATTCTTGTGGTCAGAAAAAGATTCTAAGGGTTATTCTACTGAGTATCTTAGTCAAGCCATACCAGATTATAATTATGGCATTAAATGGGAATGTGATGTACGCAAACGTGATAAAGCTATCATTAAGTATACCATGCCTGAAGAAGAAGATAGAGTTACTGAAGAGGTTATTATTGCAATAACTAAAAATAAATACAAAAAGTCAAAAGATACAGCGCGATCTTTTAATGCCTTATATGATTCTTAATAATGTCAAAAAATATTAGCTACAGGTCTCTCTTTAAAGAAATAGCCTCAAGTAAAGGTTATAAAATTATTCCTCCTTCGTCTGGAGACAGAAAAAATAATATTGACATTCTACTAGAAGGTCATGTCAATGGTAACCCTAGTGTTTTTTCTTTAGATATTAAAAAGAGAAACAACAAAAACCCAAACAATTGGATTTACATTGAGTATCAAAATTCAAAAGGGTATAAAGGCTGGCTTTATGGTAAAGCTTTATTTGTTGCATTTGAAACCAAGGATAGTTTTATTTTAGTGCCGCGTAAAGCTTTATTAGATTGGCTATCTTCTTCAGATTTAGTTCGCTGGGACTTACCATATGTAGATAAAGCTTGGAATTCTAAATACAGACTATTTAGAAGGAAAGGTACTTTAGAAACTATTACGCAAATTAAAGTTTCTGATCTTTTTTCTATTAAAGGCACTCAAGAGTGGAAAAAATCTTAGTTTGCATTTATAATACATTTATTAATTAGTATTTATTATGAGTAAACAAGCTAAATCTTGCTCGTCTAAAAAATGTGATAGTGCTAGTGTGGCTGCCTATAAAAATTTAAAGCAAAACGGTAAAGGTGACAAGCCTAGACCTTTTGCCAAAATCAAATATAATAATAATTATGACTCAATCAACTGGAAGAAAAAGTAAAAAAGATGTTTTTTATGTTGTCACTAGAGATGGCAGAAGAGCTTGGCCAAAAGATTACTGGACTATTGAAGAAGCTAGGTCTTATGCAGACAGTTTAGTGGATTCATTAAAGTCATTTAAAGATCCAGGCTACAAAAGTATTGTTATTGTAGAGACTACAGAGCCAGAAAATATAAATTAGTTCTTGACATTTTAATTATTTTATAGTACAATGGCTTCTCAATCAAAATTAGATGAAGCTTACCTTAAAATATGTAAAACATGGTCTCAACTTTCTAATGCTCGCCGCAAGAAAGTTGGCTGTATTATCGTCAAAAATGGATCTATTATATCTGACGGATATAACGGCACTCCAAAAGGCTTCGATAACAACTGTGAAGACTCCCTACCTAATGGTAAGTTGTGTACTAAGCGTGAAGTTTTACATGCAGAAAGTAATGCTATCACAAAATTATCTAAATCTACTCAATCAAGTCTTGGAGCTACAATGTATATCACAATCGCTCCATGTATTGACTGCGCGAAGCTCATCATACAGTCAGGCATCAGTAGGGTAGTATTCAAAAAACATTATAAAAATAAAGATGGAATTAAATTATTAAAAAAAGCTAACATTAACATTAAAAAATATGAATCAGACTAACGCAATAATCAATTATACTTTACATAAATTTTGCCCACTTTTTGTGGTTGCATTTTTATTATTTATGAATTTTGAATTCAATTCTTGGGAGCCCTACATCATTTTATGCATGTTCTTTTTCTCTCAAAATTTTCATTATAAGGCTGGATACAGTATGGCTTTTTGCGAAAAGCATGATCTATTATGATTAGATTTATAAAATCAATAAAAGGTAAATTTAATTGTTTATTTTGCAAACGATATTATATAGTTTATAAAAATACTAAAAATATAATTAAAACTTATGAAATTGGTAACATTAAATTAAATCAATCTTTTGGTAACCAAAAAATGCAAAGAAATAATGTTGGATTCAAAGCTTACTGTTTTGCAAGAAAACAAATTCGCTCATTTAGACATGATCGTATTATTTCTATCTGCAAAAAGTAATTTTGAATATTTTATTTGAAATTGCACTCGTTGCGTGTATAATATGTTTAACAATTTACATTTTTTATCAAAACAAAAGTAAGCTTAACGCCGATTCTGCAATACAGAATCTTAACAAAAAATTACAAAACAAAGAATTAGAACTTCAAAATAAAGAAACTTATTTTCAAGAAAATTTAAATAAATTACATTCAAGTTTTGCTGTTGAGCAAAAATTCATTGAAGAAACAAAATTTGAATTACAATCAAGAGAAAAGCAATTACAAAAAGATTTTGAAGATCTGCAACAAAAATTAGAAGAAGAAACTGAGAACAGGAAAAAAGTTTTATCGCAAAAGAAAAGTAGTGAAGTACGACTCGGTTCTATTGCAGAAACATTAGCTCCATTTCTCGATCAATTTGAATTTAACCCCGAAGAATGTACTTTTTTAGGCAAGCCTATAGACTATATCTCATTTGGAGATGAAGAAATTACTTTTATAGAAGTTAAAAGTGGCAAGAGTCAACTCAATGCAAAACAAAGACATATCAGAGATCAAGTTAAATCTAAATTAGTAAATTGGAAAGAAATAAGAATTAAATAAAATTTAACCCTAATAAATATATGAAAATAAACATAACATCATTATTAGTAGCCTTCGGGCTTTTTACTAACGCCGCATTAGCGGGAAACTCAGCTAAGATTGGATATGCTTCCGATTTTTTCTATAGGGGAGCTCAAAAATCCCTTGAGTCAGTACAAGCTGCTGTAGACCTTGAGTCTCAAGTACTTGGACTTAACGGCAGTCTTCATGCATGCACCAATCAATCAATTGATGGTGGTTCCGACAGCTATAAAATTGCTGCAGGACTAGGTACATCATTATCAGATTTGTTTTCTGTTTATGGTGGATTTAATCATTTTGAAGATGTTGCTGGCGAAGCATTATCTGAGATTGAATTAAGGCTTTCTGTTGACATGGTTGGTAGTCCAACTATTTCTGCATTTAGAGATACAGACGATGATCTTTATACATTTGAAGGTGCATTATCTCATTCCATCGAAACTAAAGTTGCAGATGTTAGCTTGAGAGGTCTTATTGGCAATACAGAGCTTACAGCTTCTACTGATAGAACTTACTATTCAGCAGGTACAGAGTTGTCAAAGTCTGTTGGCGATAAAGCGACTCTTGCTGCGTCTGTTGATGTAGTTGATGCAGACGACATTGATCGTGAATTTGTTTTTGGTACATCCTTAACATTCGAATTTTAATTAACCCTAATATAAATAAATATGAAAGAAACACTAGAAACTATAGCTGGAGCAGTAAAAGGTATTGCTGCTACATTATTAAGCGTTCTTGGTCTACTTGTGGTAGTTCAAGCTGTCTTCGGAGATTCTGCTCCTGTTGATGTAATTGGAAATCTCCAAGGGTTACTTGGTGGATTTGTTGGTGCAGGTGCTAATTTCACATCTTTTGTGACATTGGTATTAGTTGTTGCTTTGATTGCTAAGTTAAGCAAGGATAAGTAAGTATGTAAATCAAGAAATTATTCTTGACTTTTTAGGAGGAGGCTGCTATTATAGTAGTCTCCTCTTTTTATATATGAAAATATTATCTTTATTTGCTAATGTAGGTTTCGGAGAGTTTTATCTCAGAGACAAAGGTTTCGATGTCGTAGTTGCTAATGAATTGTTAGAAGATAGAGTTAATTTTTATAAAAAACTTCATCCCAATACTCAGAGTGTGATTTGCGGTGATATATCACAAACTTCAACTCAAGATAGCATAATAGAAAGTTGTAATAAGTTTGGCCCAATTGATGTCGTTGTAGCAACACCTCCATGTCAAGGCATGAGTCTTGCCAATGCATCCAAAGCAAGCGATGATCCGCGTAATACATTAATCATACATGCTTTAGAAATTTTTAATAAAGTTGGAGCAAAATACATGTTAATAGAAAATGTGACTAACATGCCTAATACTTACATACATCACAAAGATTATGGCAGTATTCAAATTGCTGAGTTTATTAAAAAATCCATACCAGCAAATTTAAAATCCCACTCATCCATTTTAAACGGAAAACATTTTGACACTCCTCAAGATAGACGGCGTTCCATTACCTTAATATCTCCAGACGGATCATGGAAGTTTCCAGAAATCAATGAAGAAGAAGCTAGTCTTGAATCAGCTATCTCCCATTTGCCTAGTTTAGAGGCTGCTCAAAGTTCTGAATATAAATGGCATTTCAGCTCCAAACATAACCCAAAGCATGTAGATTGGATGAGACATACTCCATCAGGTCAAAGTGCTTATTTTAATGAGCTAGATCACTATCCCTGCTCCATCATTGAAAACAATTCAAGTGATACAAAATTAGAATTAATTAAAAATGGAAATAAAGGATGGCATAAAAATCCACCCATTATAATTAATAGTGATGGATCTAAAAATCGTGCCACAATAAATCAAGTAGTGGAAAATGGAAAACCTGTTTTATACGCTGAAATTCCACCCAACTGCTCGCTTGTGAGAGAAATATATGGCTTTACTACGGCATACAAAAGAATGAATTGGTCAAAATCAGCTCCAACTGTTACTATGACGAATGGCTCAATTTCAAGCCAAAACAATGTTCATCCAGGAAGAGAAATAAAAGATTCGGATGGCAAATATTCAGATGCTAGAGTATTAACTATTAGAGAAGTCCTTTTGGTATGTGGTTTGCCTCCAAATATTCTTGATTGCTTTGCTCACGAAATTCAAGACGACATTAAATATGAATTCACATCTGGCAAATATGGCTATGATTATAGCCCCAGTTTTATCAGAAAAGTATTAGGTGAATTATTTTTACCAAAAGTTTGTCTTGCAATTATGGAATCTTTACCTAAAGAAAAAAAACAAAAAACCAATAACCACACACAATTAGAATTTAATTATGAATAAATTTGTGCATGAAAACTTTCAATCTTTTAAGGATGAATTTGAAAAAGAATTTGGATGCAATATTTGCGAATGGATTAGGGATAACATAGACATTAAGGAAAGTCGAAATTCTCGATCACCTATTGAGGTTTATAATTGGTTTGCTTGTATATCTTTATTGAAAGATCCTGACGATAGGTTTTTAAATCTATGCGATAGATTGTTTGTTAGCACAGGCAATAGAAATAAACGTTGTCCTCATATTTATTTAGCAAATCAAGTTAATGGCTATCTAAAAGAAGCCTTACATGCTAAAAAACTGTCAAAGTTATATCCTGATTATAAAATTGATATAATTACTCCTGAATTTAATTCTGACAGCAATAAACGCGAAATTTACACTAAGCCAGGCAGGTTCATTACTCGTGGACCTGACCTTAAAGTCACAGTCAAAAATACTCCCATTAATATTCATATTAAAGCCAATAATTCTTTTCTTCGCGAACAAAAATTAACACTACGTGGTGGAAAGAATCCAGAATATCAATCAATTAAAAATAAAGAGTATTATGTTCATATTTTAGTAGATCATAGCAACTACATATCAATTAAAAATTTTAATCAAATTGAAAAACACATTTTAAAAGAAGAAATACTACCAAAAAATAATTCTTGGGGAGGTGAAGGAGCTGTACGTATTCATTTTAAACCTTCAGTTTTAGATATTGCAAGAAAGTATTAGCGAAAAAAATTTTCGGAGTAAAATCAAATCACAGTGGACGATATTTTTTTAGAAAAAAAACTTTTATTATTTATTATAATGTATAATGGCAGACGAAGAAGATGAAGTTTACTTTAGCGGTCCAAGAGATTATGATGAGCAAACAGATTCATTCAGAATGGACTTAGAAAATTTAATCTACAGATATATTGATGAATATGATATTAATACAATTACTATTATTGGAGCATTACAAGAAAAAATAGAAGAATTATCTAATGAAGGTAATATAGAATTTGAATCAGATATAGAATTAGAATAAATTAAAATGAATAAATTAATAGGTATAACAGGTTTTGCGAGATCAGGAAAAGATACTCTTTATAAGAGTTGCTCTAAAATTTTAGAAGATCGAGGAGAAAAAACAGTACGTTTCGCCTTTGCGGATGCTTTAAAAGAAGAGTGCGATAAATTTTTATTAGATAATGTTGGAATATCTGCATTCACAGAAAAAAACGAAGAAAAAGAAATTATTCGCCCTTTTTTAGTAACTTATGGTACTGATATTCGACGCAAGTTAGATGAAAATTGCTGGATTAAAACTATTCAAGATAGAGTGACGGATCATTTAAGCAAAGGATACTATGTTTTTGTTACTGATGTAAGATTTAAAAATGAAGCGGAATGGATTCAATCAAATGGAGGTTTCTTAGTTAATGTTGCGAGAGATTCAATCGGCCCAGCTAATCACGAAGAAAGGCGACAGCTTCATTTAATGAAAACTTATTTTAAATATAATATATTCTGGGATACATTTGGCGAATCTGATTTATATTTATGTAATTCTTATGCTCAATCAATGATTGATCATCTTTTTCAAAATTCTGCATCTCTATTTCCTGCATAAATTTGATTTTTTAAAAAAAATTTTCGACAAAAAACTAAGTCACAGTGGACGATAGACAAAAAAAATATCAATCAAGCCCTAAGGGTAAAGAAGCTATAAAAAAAGCTCAAAAAAAATACGAAGAAGAAAATAAAGAAAAAAGACGCATTCAAAAAAGGGAGTATATGAGACGCAAAAGAATGCAAGACCCAAATTATTGCAAATGGAAATAGCTTGACATTTCGCCCATCCCATGCTATACTGCATAGCATATTATGGGCAGAAAAAAGAAAAGCAAACAATCAGAATTTAGATCAGTAAAATTTCAATTTGATCAATATTGGAATGTTCAATATACTGAGAAAAAAGAAGACGGATCTGAAAAAGATTACAAAACCGTTATTCGGGCAAGATCTTGCGAACTAGCTAAAGAAATTCTCAAGAAAAAAATAAAATCTGATTTCCCTAAATCAAAAGTTAAATCAGTTATGATTTACATGTTCCACAAAGATGGAGAAATTAATGACAACCCTTTATGTATTAAAGATTGGTCGGCGATTAAAGAGAGTGCGTTTCCTAATGAAGTTAATGTTTTATTTCGATATGAAAATCCTCGACCAGAAGGCTTTACTAACAGATTTAATGCTCTTACTCAAGGGCCAAAGCCTAACAATGGATTTAAAAAAGGACATACATACATTCCCAAACGCAAGAAATACTCTGCAGAAGAAAAATCTCATATGATTTACAAAGATGGAAAATGGAGGAAATGGCCAAGAGCAGAAAGGGAAGCTTTAAAAGAAAAAATTATTATTAATTTTAAACTTCATAATAATAGCAGGGGTAAAACTGCGAAAGCTCTTGGATATACATCCCCCAAAGCTCTAAAAAAATTATTAGATAATAAATTTACAGAAATAGATTGGAACAAAGAATACCCTCTTACGAGAATCGCTACTTCTTATAATTCAAAAATGAGGAAAGAAGGCATTCGCAAGGCTGTTGAGAAAAGAATGGCTAATGCATTACCTAAAATTAAAAAATTAATTGAACAAAATGTTCCTCGCAAAAAAATTGCAAAAATTTTAAACATGTCGACTAGTACAATTAAATCTTACTTAAATCATGACAATAACAATTAATCAACTAAATACTTGGCTATCTGAATTTCAATTAGATTTATTAAAAATCGTTAACAAATATCGATATGACAAACATGTTTTGTCTAGTGAAGATATTATATCTGAAATAAATATTGCTTTATTAAAAAAAATCAATCAAGAGAATTTTGCTTCAGATGCTAAAATTGAAAATTTTAATGACTTCAAGAAAATGGCATATAGTTATGCCCGAAATTACATTGCATGGACTGCTGACGGAGTTTCTAACAGAGATAAGCGTTACATATCAACTCGCCAGGATGGAGTGGTTAAGTCTGAAGGTGGAGATGTAACTGTATTTGAGTCTATTTGCAACACAATGGGCAAAGAAGATGCTTTTTTTCAACAATTAAATTCTTCTGATAAATTTCAAAACATTCTATCTTGGATTTTTGATTATAGCCATTTTTTAACACCTCACCACAAAAATATTTTAGAGTTAATGCTTTCGGGGCGCACGCTTGATGAAGTTGGCGATCTTACAGGAGTAACACATCAGGCAATTTCTGCTATATCTTTGGATATGTTTGACTTGATTAAATCAAATGTCAACATCAAATTAAATGATGAAGATTCTGATAAATCAAAAATTAAAAAAGGTAATGAAGCTATCAATTATCTTTTTGGCCCATCTCGTTCCACAAAAACATTTTCAGAGCAAGATGTAAAAAAAATAACAAACGCTTTAAAAAATAATCCAAATAAATATTCTTTAAGTGACCTTTCAAAATTGTGCAATAAGAAATATACATCTAAACAAATATGCGCATTTGTAAATAGCACGAAAGTAAATAATCTTCTTAAGAAAAAAACTGTAAAATAAATAAATTCATTTTATCATATATATGATATGAGCAAAACAAAAAAAGCCACAAAACCAACAAAGTCTGAAAAGTCTACAATAACTAAAGAAAATGAAGATAAAATAATTTCATTTTATGCTAGAGAATTGTTTGATAACACTACACTCCCTCAAATGCTAAGCATTGTTCAAAATGAGGCATTGAAATATGCGGAAGAGCAAATCAAAGGTGATAAAATGCCAGAATCAAACAAATTAGACATTTTAAAAAGAATGCTTGACTTCGAAAAACAAGTCGCAGAAATGGAAGAAAAGCAAAACGAGAAATCAGAAGAGTAAAATATTTTTTTAATTTGCCTAGGCTTAGTGTAACTTACGTAGTTATGCCAAAGTTTCATGAAACGAAATAACGACTCAACTATCTTTTGGGTTTTAGTTATGTCTTGCGTGCTTCTTGCATACATATCATACGGCAAGCACAAAGCTAATGAAAAGTTATTAAATATTTGTGAGGATCAACATCAAGCTATAGAAGATTTAAAACAAAGTATAGCTGTCCAAAATTTCTATATACAACAATTAGAAAATCATTATGATTCAATTTATAATTATATAGATAATCCAAAATGAAACTTAGAGATTTACTTCAAAAATGTTCGTATAAAAAAACCTTTAATGCTATCTATAGTAATTATTATTTAAATAGAAGCTACAATCAAAGCGATATTATTGAATTAGATTTAGCTTACTTAAATGTTTATCAAGCACTAATTAATTTACCTGAAAGTAAATCTATACAATATGATCTAGTGTTAAAATCAGTCAGCTCTGAAGGTGAAAAATTTATTGATGTTTTGTTATTGGACAAATTATCTAATGAAGAGTTTGGTGTGGATTTTGTCCCTTGGTCTGAACTTATTGACGGCGATGTTATTGTAGATCCTAAAATAGATTTAACTCAAGCCTTGTGTCACATTCTTTGGGAAATTACATTTTGGGGATTTTCAGAAAAAGAGATATCAAAACAAAGAAAAGCAACGCTAGAATCTAAAGAAGAAGTAATAGATTTTGATCTTAATTCTTTGAATAATGTCTTGTTATAATTTATAC